ATGGAAAACACACTCAGCTCAGCGTCAGCGCTCACCGCTTTCACAGCATATCTACAGCTTCGCAACTTCACCCCGAAGACCATTGAGCACCGGCTCGGTCAGGTAGACCGGTTGGTCCGCTGGCTTGGCGACACCCCTCTACTGGAGGCAACTCCGGAACAGCTCGAAGCCTGGCAGCGGTCGTTGACGGTGTGCGCATCGAGCATTCAGACCTACACAAGCCATGTGTGCGCGTTCTACCGATGGGCTCACAAAGCCAAACTCATTGCAACCGACCCGTCCGCCGACCTGGTGCAGCCGAAGATCAAGCGCCGCATGCCGCGTCCGATCGCCGAGGACCATCTGGACCTGGCGCTGATGGCTGCATTGCCGGGCTCAGATATGCATGCCTGGCTGCTACTGGCGGGGTATTGCGGTCTTCGCGCCGGAGAGATCGCGGTGATGGAGCGCACCGATTTCCGCCCCGACCAGAGAGGCGGCGCGTTCCTGACTGTGCATGGCAAGGGCGGCAAGCAACGCATCGTGCGGGTGCCTCCGATTGTCCTGGAGCGCCTGAGCAACCAGATGAGCCAGCCTGGTCCGATGTTCCGCCGGCCGGAAGGCGGGCCGGTCACCCCGAATTACGTGTCAGTGGTGTCCTCGGAGTTCTTGGCAAACCTCAAACTTCCCTACACCCTGCACACGCTGCGCCACAGATTCGCCACGGCATTGCTTGAAGCGGGCGTAGACATCCGCTACATCCAAGAAGCACTCGGGCATCAAAGCCTGTCCACCACAATGGTCTACCTCGGATACTCCGCGCGTCGCGGAGCCGTGGGAGTCGATGCGCTCGCCTCTCGACTGTGCGCGTCGCCGAAGACCAAGAAGGCGAGTACCCGCAAGCGTTCGATCACCACAGACGGGACGGTCACATGAGCACCCCGACGAATGCTGAAACACTCGTCGCCGAGCCCGCGCGCACGCATCTTGTGCGTTGCGGGTGCGGCGCGAGAGTCGAGATCGTGGGATACAGCTGGTGACCGGCCAGCAGCGCGTCGATCTCGCCGCTCGCGTACACGGCTGGATCTGGAATAACGTTGGTGAGCACTGCATCTATCGGAGGCCCGGCACCCCGTCGTGGGTCAGCGTCATGTACGCACCGGACGGCACGATCTTGTGGGCCGACGGCCAGACACTCGCACGCGAGCCGCGCCATTTCCACGGCAGCAGCAGGGCCGACCGACTGGTCGCTTTCCTGGCCGAGACCGAGCCTGTCGGCAACTTGGCAGTTTCCTGATCCGGGGGTAGCGGACACCGGGTGACGCACGTATATTGCCCCCATCAGCTACCGCAGGGGGCAAATATGTCGTACTCGTTTGAGCTTCACCCGGACCCGATGATGCGCGAGTCCAACCGCCTGCTCGACGCGGTGGAGCAATCCAAGGCTGAGCACGACGGCCACCACGGAGCCCTTGAGTCCGCGGTGTCGCAGATGTGGGGTCAGTCCAAAGGGGCGCTGGAGTCGGCGCACACGGCGTTGACCGACCAGAAGCGGGCGTTGCACCACCAGCTGACCGAGCACGGGATCGGGATGCAGGAGTTCACCGGCCAGGTGGTTGCAATGGATGACCTGAACGCTGACCAGTACGGGCGGGGCCGGTAGATGGCCGAGTGCGACGATATCGAGCATTGGGACGCTCAAGGGCTGGAGAACGTCATCGGCACCATGGATGGCATTCACAAATCGCATGTGAAGCTCGGCGACACTCTCGAGGGAGTGCAGGCCAACCTGTCCAGCTGGGGTGGGCTGACGGCAGATGCGTGGCACCGCTACCACGGCAAGGTCCGTGTGGATGTCGACGAACAAGGGCATCAGGCCAAGGCTGTCGCCGACAAGCTGCGGCCCCTCTATGACGAGGTGCTGGGTATCAAGTCGAAGTACCGCTACTTGAAGGCGACCATCGTCGGCAACGGCAGCTACAACGAAAGCGGCGAGCTGGTCCACTGGAAGCTCAATAACGACGGCTCGATCAACACGAGCGGTGTTTCCCTCGGCGATATGCAGAGCGTTGCCACCAAGCAACAGCTTGAAGACCAAATGAAAGCGCTGCTCCACAAGGCCGATGCGGTTGACGCAGAGATTGCCGACGCACTCAAAGCGATCACCACACCTGGCGGCGGGGTAGCAGATGGGCCACATGTCGGCCCGCCTGATCCCAAGCCCTCCGACCCGTCGATCCTCGCCTCCGGCCCGATCGGCGGCGCCGATGGAAACCCCCCTTACCCCAACGGGGCCAAGCCGACCATGATCCCCGGCAAGACGATCCCCATGGCCGATAACCCGCCCGGGTACGACCAAAACGTTGGCCCCGGCCCGGCACGCGACCAGGCATGGAAAGACTACCTATCGGGCAAGAACGCGGACGGCACACAACGGGCCATCGGGGCACCGATGGCGTTGCCGAAGCCAGAAGCCGTGAGCGATAAGTCATTGCGCGCCATCGGGGCCGCTGGCCGCTCGCAAGGCGTGTCCTACGCGTGGGGTGGCAACACCGATGTGAATGGACCGTCAAAGGGCCATGGGGACAACGGCGGTGGCGCCGACGATCATCAGGACTGGAATCGAACTGGGTTCGATTGCGGCGGTTTGGTTCGCTACTCGTTCCAGCAGGGCGCGGGTGTTGACGTATTCGAGAGGCCAGACGGCAAGGAACTCGGTTCGGGGACCGATCGCATTGACATAAGCAAACACTTGACTAAAGTGCCTGACGCAGTACAGATCCCGTCCGCGCAGATCAGCTCCAAGGCCCAGGTCGGCGATGTTCTCGTCTTCTTCAACGGCGGCACCGAGCATACGGGCATCTATGTCGGCAATGGCTTCATGCTTGACGCGCCCTACTCTGGTGTGCCGGTGCGCATCGACAATGCAAACAGGGATGGGCGGATAACCGATGTACTGAGGCTCAATCCGTGAAACCCACAAGGCTTTTCGCCTCGCTGCTGTTCGTTGCGATGGTGGCGGGCTGCACCGCAACGAACGTGCGCGAGACAACGCCCGCCGCGAGCACGTCCACCATTCCCACACCCGACACAGACGGGGTAGTCACCAGGTTCACCAAGGACATATGGCCAGCCGTGGAAGGCTACCGAGCACCGGGGCAAGGCAGTCCCAGCTACCGTCGGTACGTGGCCATCGTTGATCCACAGTTGGACGGGACGGCATGGAATGCACTCTTTGAAGATGCGCGCTCACTGGGAACGGTGGGCCGCAACAAAGAAACCGACGAGGCCGAAAGCTACCCAACCGGCCCCTTGAATCTCGCCGCCACATCCGCGACTGCGTTGAATGCGTCCACCGCAACACTGGTCATCTGCTACACGTACACGTCCGTCACGCAGCGGACAATCAACGACCCTCAAATCCAAGCCCCGGCAGCATCGGAGGCGACATTTGAGCTGGCACAAGACAGGAACGTCTGGTACCTGCACGCAATCACCAACGATCACGTTGTGCCGTCATGCCAAGCCGACAAGGCTTAGGAATGCCGAAAAACGCCCCTGCTCAGTGGATTTGAGCAGGGACGTTCTCAGTCGGCTAGTTTGAGTCGCGCAGCTTCTCTGTTACCTGGTGCTCGAATGCTAAGCGGTCCTTGCGTTCTTCTCTCAACTCGCCGCGTAGGCCGCCGATATCGGAGCGCATTCCGCGCAGGTCGCGGCCAAACTCTTCGAGCCGGTCGAGCACGTCGTCGAGTCGGTCACCAACTCCGTCCACGTCGTCGCGGAGGTTGGTCTTGTGGCTGTTCTTGACCTGGTGGAGCACGGCGCGAAGATCCTTGCGGTACAGGCCGAGGACGAGCACGACCAGGGCGATGACGATCCAGGTGGCCAGTTCCCATCCGTCGCGGGCCAGCGGAGGCAGTGGGGGCCATTCGGTGATCGGGATTGATGGCAGGATCACTGAGCCGACCCGTCCGGCCCGTTGCCGCGCCGGTCCTGAATCATCTTGGTTGTGGAGAGCCCGGCTGTGATGAGACCGGCGCCGGTGACGATCCACGTCAGGCCATCGCCACTCTGGAGCTTATCGAGAGCGACGAGCACTGCCACCGCGATAATGAAGACGAGCAGACTCGCAGCGTGGATTGCCAGGCGTACGTTGTCGTTGGGCATGGTTGGTTGTCCTCTCATTTTCGTGATCAAAACCGGAAACAGTGCAGGTCATGAGTAGCCCGGTATAGATCCCGGTATGTTTTCGGCTATTTCGTCCACCACTGCCGTTGTGCTGGGGTTTTGGGTGGACTACTTCACGTGCTCGACCGTCCGGGCTAGTCCAGCTATGCCAGGCTTATCGGCGGAATCCGGCGATGATGTCGTAGGCGACCGCGATGCCGTCCCGGCCGCCGAACTCGGGTTTGGGCAGGTGGTATTCGCCGTGTGCTTGTAGGCCGGGTAGTGCAGCGATGAGGGCGATGAGGCCGGGGATGTTCTGTAGTACTCCGGTGGGCGAGAGCAGCCGGCGCAGATCGTCGTCGACCTTGGTATCGCGCGAGGATCCGGCCTGGCCCATGAGGTTGCCAAAGAGGGGGTTCTGCCCCATCCCCTGTAGACCGGAGATCATGCCCAGGCCCATTTGCGCCATGGGGCCGAACCCGCCGAGTAGCGGGCCGATGATTGGCAGCGCCGCGGTGGCCCAGTCGGTGATGATGGGTACCGCGATGCGCAGTACGTGTACGAAGAACGGCAGCTCCAGCTCGGCCTGCACGATGATCGCATAGAACGCCGGCCGGATGTTGTCTGGCGCGACGGCGTAGAAGTCGTTCCGGGCGTTGACGTTGCGCACCAGCTTGGCCAGCCACGCGGGCCGCGCCTTGCGGGCGATGCCCGTGACGGGTGTCGAGGGGTTGCCGAACTGGACCACGCCGTTGATCCGGTCGCGCAGATGCCGGTACTTGCCGGGAGGCGAAGGTGTCCGCGTCGGGTCGCCGGGATGGATGAAACCGCCGTCGCCGAACAGGATTTCGAGTGCGTCCTCCATGCCGTCGGCCGATTGCGAGTAGCCGGAAAACCACAGCTCGAGATCCGGGTCGTTGATGTCGGGGTTGTGGTCGAGGCAGTACTGCAGCGACTTGTACTGGTCGTAGGTGACCTCGTTGTAGCTGAATTTCGCATCGCCGCCGAGCAGTCCGAGGTAGCCGCCCTTTTGGAATGACAGCGGTTGATGGTTGATCTTGAGCACGTCCTTGCACCACTCGCCGAGGGCGAAGCTCGGACCCACGTTCCAATCTGCTCCCGAGCCCGGCGAGGAATACAACCAGATCTTGCGGCGCGGGCGTGGAGCCACGGTGCCGCCATAGCCGACCCGGCTGGCGTTCAGCTCATCGAATACACCGGTCTGCGGTAATCCGAGTCGGCGCTGCATCTCTCGGGTGAACGCGGCATCACCGTTTCCGTAGTACCCGTCCACCGGACCCATGAGGTCTCCGTACGCCGAGGCGTACTGCTTGCCCCACCGCTGCCAGTGCGACACGTCGTCACCGCGCGCATCCGAAGACCCGGGCTTGAGCGGAAGCCGCGCGCTCATCGGAGCACCACCCCGGCCTTGCTGCGATCTGCGGTGCCGCACACCTTGTCTCGGATCTGGGCGACGGCCTCGACGAGGGTTTGGCCGCCGAGGCAGTTCCACTGCATGTTGAGCTGATCGTCAGCGGGCCCCACGATGACAGGCTGTGGCGTTGCAGGGGTGGCAGCGGTTTCGAGCTTGGCATCCAGGTACCAGAAGTCGCTGAACAGCGGGTCATTCCAGGCGCGGGCGTTGTCGTAGTAGTCGACTCCGACGCCGTTGCGGTTTCCGTGGCTCTCCCAGTCAATACCGCGCACCGACTGTTTGATCTCACCGCCGGGAGCATCGGCGTAGAACAGTGTGCACGCGGTGTGGCTGTATTCGCCGCCGCCGCCGTGCTGTAACCCGACGAGCATGATCGGCGCAAAACCCAACGCCTTCACGCCGCCGGCGGGCAGTCGCTTGAACCCGATGTCGAAAACAATCGGGTAGTTCAAGCGGAACGATTCCGTTGAGCCGTAGCGGTTTCCGGACCAGTCGGTGCGCCCCATCAGCAGCGCGCCGGTCTGCAATACCAGACCCGAGCAGTCGGTGGAGCGCTTCGGGTCGGTACTGAATGCGCCACCGAATGCGTACGGCAAGCCGCGGCGGGCGCGACAGAAGTTGTCAACCTCACGGGCCTTGAGTTTCGTGATCACCGTGGTCATCGGGTGTACTCCTTTTCGATGCGTGGGTCGATTTCTTGTGCGTAGGACGAAAGCTGGTCAGATGCCCACCAGCCGAGGCGGAACGCGACGGCGAACACGGCGAGGTAGAGGGCCGGATAGATGAGCAGCTGGCGGCGCATCATGCCGCCAGCGGGCCGAGTGCGAGGGTGTCGGCGTTGATGCGGATGATGTCGCCGCTGGCACCGGACTTGGAGACGGCGGCCTGCGATGACCACAAGAAGTTCCCGGCCGTGGGGTGATCCCAGAACGACACCCCGGCAATGGTTTCCGTGGCGCCGAGAGTGTGCTCGGGGGTGTTGGATTGGCTGATCGACCCGGATGCCGCCGCGTTGAACGCGCAGGCGTAGCGGGTGGCCACCGAGGATGCGTTAGCCGTTCCGTTCGCGCCGGGATCGCCGGTGTGCATCTTGGCGTACACGGTTGCCGGTGGTGTGTAGGCCACGTTGCGGCAGATGTGATCGAGCAGTTTGTTCGCCAGGTAGGCCGAAATGCCCCATGCCATAATGGTTTTCCCTTCTATTGGTAGGACCGGATATGTGCTATGCCCGTTCCGCCGAGGCGTCCGGGGTTGGCGATTCCGAAGGCGCCGCCCGAGCCGGGGCCGCCGCCACCTCCGGGTGAGTTGCCGTTGGTGTTGGTGCCTGCCTGTGCGCCGCCGGTGTAGGTCTGGCCGTTGAGGGTGGTGTTGCCCGCAGCCTCGCCGGGCTGGTTGAGTCCGTTGCCGGCGTAGGCGCCTTTACCGCCGGCGCCGCCGGCACACGTGGTGGTGATTCCGTTGATCAGGAATGTGGTGTCACCGCCGGCGCCGCCGTCTTTCTCCTTGGCTCCCGCGGCTCCGGGCGCGCCCACCATGCCGGTCAGGGTCAATGCGGAGCCGGGGATGTCGATGTTGCGGGCGACGGTGCGCGCGTTCCATGCGCCTTTACGGCCGCCCTGTCCGGTGCTGCCCAGGCCGCCGTCACCGCCACCCCCGCCGCCTCCGGCACCGCACCCAACGCAGTCCATGAAGTCGCAGTTGCGCACGATGTTGTGAGTGAACGCACCGGCGGTGGTGTAGCTGGCCAGGACAGGCAAACCGCCCGGCGGATAGCCGAGGGTGCAGGCGCGGGCCGTGGTGACCGTCAGTGCGGCGTCGATCTTGGCGACGCGCTCGATCACCAGCGCCGAGGACATCGAGACGGTGCGTGTCAGGTCGACGGGCAGCAGTTTGTCGAAACCGATCGAGCGCGGCGCCGTGAGGTTGCGCGTCAGATCGATTGCGGCCACGCGTTGCAGGCCGATGGTGCCGGTCATCTCCAGCGCGTTGGCCAGGTCGATGCCGATCACCTTGGCCAGGAAGAGCGCCCGTTCCATGGTGACGGCCAGCGCGAGGTCTTGTTGGAATGTGGCCTGTAGCGCAAGGTTGCGAGTGATCAGGATCGAGCGTTGCGCGGCCAGCTGGTACACCGCGGCCAACGCCAGCTCGCGGTCAAGGTGTACCGACAAGACCACGCCCATGGCCTGCATGGCGGTCAGCTCGACCTCGCCGACACACATCACTGCCAGTGCGGCATCGATCCCGATGATGGCGTGCCACCGGCCGTTTGGTGCGGGAGCTGGCACGGCCGGATTGACCGACCACTTACCGCCCGACCGCGTGGCGGCAACGGTCGGGCTGGTGGACCAGGGCACGTTAGGGCCCGGCGAATCCTATGCGGGACACTATCGCTCCGTCGCTGTCGGTTCCGGTGATCTGTATCCAGTTGGGCGGGTTGGTCTTGCCGTCGATGTCCAAGCCGCCACGCACGACAGCGAAGGTGATTCCGGGCAGCTCGGGCATGGTGAACGTGGTGCTCGGCTCGGGCATGGGTGGTATCTGCGGTGGCGTGGGCGGCTCCTGCGGCAGTTCCGGTGCCGGCGGGTCGGGGGTGGGCGAGGGTGCCGGGGGGTCTGTCAGATCCTCATCGTCATCGACGGTGGCTGGTGCTTCAGGTGTAGTCATGGGTGAGTTCTCCTGTGGTGTCAGATGAGTTTTCGGCCCGTGAAGGAGGCCACGCCGAATACTTGGGTGATGGTGCGCGAGACAACGGTTTCCGATCCGGTGGAGCCGTTGGAGCGCACGTCGTAATCGACAACGATCAGGGCGGGTTGGATCTTGTCGCCCGCGTTGAGCAGGATCTCGAATTCGGCGCCGGGGCCGATGGCTCCGGTGACCTGAACATCGTTGCGGTACAGGCACCAATGCGGGGTTACCGGCCCCTTGGCCGAGTATGGGCGGCAGGTGGTCGCCAGCTTGTAGAGCCCGGCTTGATCCACGGTCACCGCGCCTCGGCCAAGGTCGGTGATGGTGGCGCCATTGGCGTAGTCGGTGAAGGTGAAGAACGAAGCCGGTAGCTGGCCCGCTGAGGTGATGGGGTCGGTGTAGGTGAAACCTGAAGTGGACGAGCGGGTTAGGCTCCACGCGTTCGACAAGGTGGCACTACCTCCCGAGGGGCTGTAATCGGACATGGCGAATGCTGCGATGCGGTAGGAGTCGTAGGTGAACCACGACGTTGCGCGCTGAACACAGAACATGGCGTATCGATAGTCCGGCCCGGCGGCGATGGTGCCCGCGACATCGGTCGCGGAGGTGACCGGCTTGCCGTTCACGCGGACAAAGAAGTTATCTCCGCTGCAACGGATTTCGATACGGGCACCCTGTTTGACCGACGAGAGCCCGCCTTGAAAGGTCATCGGGGTGGCGAACGTCCAGCTGGTGCCCGAGCGGGTGAACTTGCCGACGCGGACCTCGCCCTCTTTGGCCAGGCAGTAGGCGCCCGTGGTGCGATCGGCGTTGCAGCGAATGAACACCCCGGAGTAGTAGTTTCCGTTTTGGGTGTTGCCGAGCACGAATGAGGCCGACTGTCCATCGGTGGCATAGGTGTAGTTGGGGCTGGCGAAGTAGTACCCGTCAGGGTTGCCGTTCTTGACGCCCGCATATCCCGAGTCGCCCCGGATGGTGATATCTCCGGGCGTGGGGCCGGTGGTCCAATCGGTCGCATTCAGCGCGGCCCCGTCTGCCCCGGAGAACACGAAACTGTAGCTATTGCCGTCGCCGGTGTTCTGCTCGGTCTCCTGCTCTTGCAGGGTGGTCTGCGCGGCGATAGCGCTCTTGAGCGCATCTTGAGACAGGCCCAGCAGCGCCAGTAGCGAGTCCTTGGCCTGATTGATGCGATCCCCGATAGCGCCCGTGGTGCCGGTGCCCACACCGTCGGCGCCGTCCTTGACCCCAGACAGAATGTTGCCGAGGTTATCGACAAGATCATCGACCCGGCTCATGTCGAACGTGCCGACCACATCGGCCGTGCTCAAGCCGCCGCCGCTGGTCAATTTCTGAGTCTTGTTTTGATTCAGGCCAAACCAGTCCTTGACGCCCTGTACCAGTGAGTTGATCGGGGTCACGATGTTGCCGTTGAGAATGTCGAGAATCTGATTGATGACCGTTTGCATGATCGCCAGTCCCGAGACTTGGGCCTGTTGGATCAAGCCCACGATCTCCGAGGCGGTGATCTTGCCGTCAGCGGTAATGGCCTGTAGGCGGGCCTCGATGTTGGCTGCCTCGGAATTCACCGTCCCGCCGATGGCGTCGACCATCTCGCGCAGATCTTTGACCAGCCCGAGGTCGAGCAGGTTCGACGCCCACGCGGAGGCATTCGAGAACCGGAACGTCCCGGCGGTCGCCCCGCTATCGAGGATGAGCAGCTGCGAAACATATTTCACGCCGGTGGGCACGGGCCATTTGTCGGCGACCGGAATCCATTGCCAGCCATGATCACCGGATGGTTGCAGCGAACCGCGAATGACATCGGCCAGCGGATTGCCTGCCGCGTCGAACGGGGTGAATCCGACCTTGACGGGATTCGAGCCGGCGGTTGCGCTGGCGCCGGTCCATTGCGATGCGGCGCGCAGTTCCAGTGTTTGGCCGGGGAATACCTGGAAAGGCTCGGTGCGCAATACCTGCTGCGTGCCGTTGGCGCTCGCGCGGATCGAGCCACCCGAGATGAACCCGGGCATCACCGAATCCCATTGAAAGAACGGGTTGTCTTCGACACTCTCGGCGGTTAGGAACTCGCCCGCGCCGTTGATCAAGTCTTGAATGATGTTGGCGATTCGGGAGATTGAGAGCACACCCGGGAAGCCAAGCGCCTTGCCGGCGGCCTCCAGAATGGCGTTGAGCACGGCGCCGGGGTTGGTTAGGTCGATGCCTTGTAGCGCCTTGCGGATCGCTTCGAGCAAGTCCCATTTGCCGGTAAAGAAGTCGATGAGATCCTGCTCGACCGCATCGGGCAGGTTGAACAGGTCACCGAGCCAGTGGACAAGGGCCTGCACGAACTGCTGGTTAAGCGGCGTCCATCCGGGGCTGGCCTTGGCGCGTTCCTTGAGTATCCCGACGATCGTCGGTTGGGTTCGCAGTACGAGATCGCCGACAGAGCCGTCGGTGCCGGTGACGCCGAATCGGTCGGTGGGGTTGAAACCCCCGGGGCCGCTTGGGGTTGTCACCTAGTTGTCCTTGACCGCCCAGCCACCCAGCTGCACGCCGGTACTCAGCAGGGAGGATTCAAACAGCACGCACGGATACCGGTAGCCGTTACCGTGCGGTGTCGAGTGATCCTCGTCGGTCCATTGCAGCACCGGCGCGCTGAAATCAGAGGACTTGTACGCCAGGTACTTATCGGCGATCGGGTCATAGATCAGGGTGTAGCGATCGTTGTCGTGCAGCACGTTGTTCACGCTGGCGACCAGGTTGTAGGACGTGGGGCCGGTGGCGGTGACGATGCTCAGTCGGTTGTTCACCGCGCCGGTTTCCATCTGGAACCCGACCCATGAGGTCATGTGTTGGTTCGAGCAGACACCGACCGTCGTCTTGCCGGCGTTGACCAACCCGAGGATGGTGGAGACCTCCAGCTTGACCGCATCGGTGGCCACCTGACCACGCCAGCGCGCCGCCGTCTTGTCGAACAGAATGAAGTCGGCGGCCAACCCGGGCGGTAGGTGCTGTGCGGAGTTGTCCCAGACCTTGAGCTTGCCCCACCCGCCGACGCGCACCCAGTTCGGATTCACCCCGGCGGCCAGGTCGGGCTGATCGATGTACGTGAGCGCTATCTCGGTCTTGCGTGGGGCGGCAAGGGGACTGGGGTTATCGTCACGCACCACACTGCCGCGCGAAAGGTTGCGGTCGATCGGGGGGCGCGGTCCCGACGCGGGCAGATGCGCGACCACGCGGTAGTAGGCGCCGTGCGGAATCGCGTCGTGCTCGTCGGGCTGAACGATGAAATCGATACGCATGTCGCTGACCGCTGCCGGGGTCCAGGTGGCCAGCACCACCCCGGCCGGATCGGTGAGGATGCACTCGGCCCTCGTGCCGGGGCCGAACGCGGTACCGGGCTCGGGGAAAAACGATGCGACCCACGTCTGCCCCTCGGACAACACGAGGGTGTCGAGCCTGGTCTTGGCACCTAGCATGGTTCCTCTTCTCCGCGCTGTTGGGCCTCGGCGCGCTCGCGTGCCTTGGCGGTGTCGTGACGGCCTTGTGTGCGTAGGTCTCCCACGGCGGTATCCAGATCGATCGCCGTGCGCAGGGTGTCAGTCACGGTCGGCGCCAATTCGGCGCGCAAGGCGGCGCGCTGCTCGTCGCTCTTGGCGCCCCGGATCCGCTCGGCGAGGTCCGGGTGGAACTCATCGAGGGCTGCGGCTGCGGCCTCGGGATCGAGCGCAGCTGTGTGCCCGACCGCGTGCGGTCCGAGCCAGCTCGGCTTAGGCGGCACGACGCGCTGTGTCGCGACCGCCTCGACGAACCGGAACCCCAGATCTGCCAGACCCTCGGCCGCCGCGCGGCGCATCGGGGCGAGCAGGCCGATGGTTTCCTCGCCGTTATTGCGTCCGGTCTTGAGCACGGCCAGGGCGTCGATGAGTTTGGCCACGGTGGTGTCGCGGTCGGATACCTCGACTACGCGCTCTTGCAAGGGTTCTTGGGTCATGAGATGAGGTGCACTCCAATGTTCTGAATCGTGGCCAGCATCTTTTTGATGGCTCGCGCGTTGCGTTCGCCTTGGCTCATGGCGGCCTTGTTCAGGCCAATGACCACTTCCCAGGTCAGGGGTTGACCGGCGCTGTTGTCGCCCGCGTTGACCATTTCCTCGACCTGATCGACGAACATCGCATCGATGCCAATCCGCAGTAGCTCGGCGTGTGTCGAGGCGATGCGGTCGCCGGTGTCGAAGTGCAGACCAGGGATAACCCAGTGCGAGCCGTCGAGCTTGATCCGGTGGCCGGTTTGGGCCTTGGTTGCGGTGAACGCACCCCGGATAGCGGCCTCGGCTGACGCGGACCATGCGTTGTTTTCGGCGCCTGACTGGTACATCTCGAACAGGTGCACCCAGCCGAGCTGGCGCGTGCGGCCGATGTTTTTCCATTCGAGCCAGGCGGCGATGGTGCCGACCAGGAACGGCATGATGACATCGGCCGCGATGTCGCCGGCCGAGGAGAACCCGCCCAGCAGAAAGTAGCCAATCATGTTTCCAACGGACTCAATCACCAAGCGCGCGATAGCATCTGCGGTCGGATTGTCACCACCGACCACCACCGAGACCGGGCCCGCTGGCGACCACGACAACTCAGAATCGAAGTCGTGCCATTGGTCGTCGTTGATGCATATCCAGGGGAATTCGGCGAGTGTGCCCAGGAATCCGTTCTGGTAGTAGGAATCTGGCGCCAGGGTCTCGTCGTCGGCGACGACGTTGAGGATGTCCTCGAAATAGCCGTCCGCGTAGGTGATCGCGGTGCGGGCGAATCCGGCCGCGATCGTGCCATCGAGGAACGTGCCGCCGAACAGGTGGAACCCGGAGCGGTCCTGTACCTCGAACACCAACGCACCGTTGGCCACGTTCGGGGTGAGCAGTCCGTCGGCGCGCTCGCCCCGGGCGGTCAGGATGCGGCGATAGGTGATGACCATCTGCGCGTCGTCGAGCGCGTCGGCAAACGTCACATCGGCGGCGTTCATGCGTGAGGCGATCGGACCCCACAGGCTCGAATCATCGAGCAGGAACGGTGAGGCCTTGACGTGGCATTGCCATTGCGACCAGTCGATTGTCGATGTCCATTGCGCGAGGTCAAATGGGTCGTCCGGCAACGTGAATGGGTGACCTTGTATCCGAAAGAATTGGAACAGCATCGTCATGCTGATTGCCCATTTCAGGGGCGCATACAGGAAGAATTCCCTGGGGAACTGGAAAATTGGCAACGGTAGGGCCGGGTTCGGGGGTACGAGCAAATACTGGAGGTACTGGAGGTCATCGTTAAAGAAGATGACGAACGACAGAATGCCGTTGCGGCGCTCCAGTTTCCAGTAGCGCAACAGCCCCGACCAGCGCCATTTGCCGTTGTAGCGCGAGACGGTGATCACCACGTTCTTGAGCGCCTCGCGGTTGTTCGGCAGCGCCATCACGTACCGGGCGATCATGTGCTCGGTCGGCAGCGCCAGATAGCCCTGCGAGGAAACGTTTTTGCGGCACGGCCATGACTGTTTGATGACGGCTTGATCCGAGACGCGGCCCAGGAAATCGGTGCCCGCGCCGCCGTCGGGCTTGTTGATCCACAGCTCAATGTCGTTCTGCTGCATGCGGTACATGGCGTGTTCGGCCCGGACCTTGGCGACGTTGCGCTCGATACGATCGAGCAGTGCGGTGCCATCAATCATCGCCGGCTCACCGCGCCAACTTGAACGGCTTGGAGAATGGGCGCGAGTACCACTGTGGGATGGTCAGGCGGCAGTGGGCACCGTCTGGGTTGGTGTTGTTCGTGAACCGGATGGTGGCCTTCTCATGCAGGCCGGCCGGTAGCGGGTAGCGCAGATCTAGACCTTTCCAACGACCTTGGACGAGAGTCGCTTTCTCGGAGATGAGGGTCTGTTGGCGCGGATCTGAGTCGGCCTCAAGACCGCCGTCGCGGATGTCGATAGCGGGGATGGGTACTGTGCGTCCGTAGTCCTCTTCGGGCCGGCCGAGCATCGGCGATCCCCACGAGCTGTCGGGTACTTCCCAGTCGGCGTCTTCGGTGAGCGTCCATCTAGCCCAGTCGGGCACGTCGCCCTCGTTGATGAAATCGAACTCGAACCAGCCACGCGCATTTTCTGAATGCATCTCTTGCACAACGGGCTTGCCGACATAGAAGGGCAATTCAGCTGAAAGTGTGAATTGCTCGCTACCGGCGCCAGTCAGGAACGGGTCTCGGCCCTCCCATTGCATCGTCTGAAAGACGGTCGAATTCGATTCCTTGCGCACGAACTTGTCGCGCACACCGTCGGGCCCGGTGAATCGGAGGATAGTTTCTCCGTCAAAGTCGAATTCCCATCCGAACTCGGTAATGACGTTGGCCCACGTGTACTTATCGCAGTGGTAGGACACGAACGTCAGGGGAAACGTGTGCTTCTTGAATCGGTAGTCCTGGTAGCGCTGCCCGAATGAGTTGGTAACCCAGCGTGTTTCGACAGGAAGGTCGAAGATCGGCATGCACTTGGGGGACAAGATGATGTTCCGTTGGCCACGGCCAGGGCCCATCACGCGCCACGGGGTGCCGGTGCGGCCGATGATGTCCAGCGTCAGATATTGAGACACGTGTCTCCCCTACACATAGCTGTTCAGCGATTGCTCGCGCTGCTGCTCGCGGAGCCGCTGCTGCTCGACGAAATCGCGCGGGTCGTTGGTGGACACGTCGCCGAACATGGTTCGGGCGTCGATGGGTCGGGCGGGCTGCGGCGGCGCCGAGAGCACCGGGGCGCCGTATGCGCCCGCAGTGGTGTTGTCGCCGAGATTGCCCACGAGTGCCGATGAGAAGACGTTGGCGACTCCAGCAGCGGCCTTACCGCCGAGGGTGGCCATGCCCTTGGCGAGCACGCCGGCCGCCGCGCCGCCTCCCATGCCCATGCTGCCCCCGGAGGACAGTGCAGCGGCGGCCAGATCGCCGATGACCGCTGCACCCTCGGTGATGCCTTGCTTGAGCGCGGGCAGGGTGTGGTCGTCCGAGCTGGGTGCGGGCGCGACCGTCGGGCGGGTGGCAGCTGCGGGGGCGGGACTCGGGCCCGTGGCGGCGGTATCTGCCGGCGCCGGGGCAGTCGGCGCGGAAGCCGGCGGCGCGGCCGGGGTGGGCGTCGGTGCGGGCGCCGCTGCCGAGGTGGGCGCCTGGTGCACCGGTGAGAGGGGCACAGGCGAGCCGCCGCTGATGCCGCCGGCCATGCCGCTCATGGGCGGGGTCGGCGGGTTGGGGATGATCGCGGCGGTGCCAGCGTTGACCGATGCCATCGCGGCGCTGCCGTACTTGCTGGCGCTGGGCTCCTTGATGACCCACTCTTTGCGGGTCAGCATCGCCGGGTTGGTGTCGATGCCGGGCAGGCCCACTACCATGCCGCCGTCGGCGTAGCCGTGGCCTTGGTTGATGAAGTTCGGGACGCCGGCGCCGCTCTGCCCGTATTTGGTGGCGACGTAATCGATCATGGCGTAGATCTGCGCCTCGCCGCTGTTGATCGAACCACCGGTGATGTTGTGCGCATTGAACGTCGAGGGGAGGAACTGGCCGAGGCCGTAGACCTTTTGGCGCCCGCCCTTGCCGTCGGTGTCGTTGCCGTTGTACGCGTTGGCGTTTCCACCGGACTCGAATTGGATCTGGCCAATGAGCGCGTCGGCCCATGCCGGGATGTTGGTGATGCCGTACCGGGGACCGACCTCTTGCAGTGCCCGCGTCACGATGGGGCGCCAGCGTTCGGCTCCTGTGCCCTTGGGTGCGCGCGAACGCGAGGCGGCCGGTGTGACGGGCCAGCGGCCGTATTGACGGTTCGCCGCCGCGCTCATACCGTGCCGGTTGGTGTTCGGTAATACAGCCGAGGTTGTGCCCATGCCGGCCAGCGAGGTTGCGGTGCCATCGCCCGAGGTGCCCGAGCTGGCGAATGGTCCGCTGTCGCCGAGGTAGAACTGGCCGGCCTTCGCAATCGCCTGGTTGTACACGTTGTTCGGCGACAAAATGGAGTTCTCCAGGCCGAAGATGCCCAGCGCACCGGACCATAGAGCGGATCCGAACTTGCCCAGCGTGTTGGCCGCGAATTTGCCTGCCCACTCGGCGGTTTGTCCGCCCCACGCCTCCAGGCCAGCCGGGTCCGAGCCGACCTGCGCCAGGCCCCATAGTCCGGGCGTAATCCGCTGACCGCCCGCGCTGCCGGCGTGGCCACCGCCCAGACCGAGACCGCCGAGAAGCGCGCTACCGAATGTGTCACCCAGACCCGACACGGCAGAACCGGGCCCGGGCGCGGCGCCGGGGGAGACCGGGTTGCCGTTCGGGTCGATGTACCCACCGCCGAGGAATGAGCGGCCCTGTGTGAGCGCCCAGAGTGCCTCGTCGCCGATTGCGGCCCTGGCGGGCGCGGGTAGCACCCATTCGTCGTCGTGTAGCTCAGCTAGCCAGCCGCCGGTCGGGCCGGGGCCCTTGCCGGAAGGTGTGGGGCCGCCGTTCTTGAGTCCGGGGATGGGGTTGCCGCCAACGTCGACGATGCGCCCGTCCTTGGCGGTGATTCCCGGGATGCGCCCCGTGGCTGCCAGCTCGAGCATCTCGGTGTATGCCGGGGTTCCCGGCGCGGGCAGGGGACCACCGGTCTTGAACGGCGACTTGGCCAGGCGTTCCTCGAAGTTCTCATTGCCACGCTTGGTCAGGTCGGCCTCTTGCTTGCTCGGCCCACCGACCTGGGCCATGAACAATGACGCCGCCAACGGAACACCAAGGGCGACACCGAGGGCCGGGGCCATGCTGGAGGTCCCGCCGGCCGCCGCACTTGCGGTCGCACCCGCCGTGCTCGCCGCCGCTTGGGCGGTGCCCAGTAGTCCGGGAATGCTCTTGAGGAGCCCAGCGACGCTGGTCAGGCTTGTCACCAGCGAGGCAACGCCGTCGATGGTCTTCCACGCGATGAAGGCGGTTGCGACCGCTTGAATCAGGCCGGGATGTTCACCGAGGTAGGTCGAGATCTTTCCGAGCGCGGGCAAAAGCAGGTCGGACCACGACTTGGCTGCGTCGTAGAGACCTTGGAATATCCCCGGAAGGCCTTGCAGGACCGGGCCCCACTTCTCCAGCTGCTCACGGGCCTCAGCGAAGAAGCGAGTCAGTTTCTCTTGGCCGGCAGCGCTATTGAGGAATGTGGCGAGCTGGCCGGTAGCCCGCTCCAGCCATGCCAGGAAGCTGCCACCGCCGCCGGCGGCCTGGGTGATGGCGGTCAGCGACTTGCCCACGTTGAGCAGGGCGTTGCCGAAGTTGGTCATGCCGGTGATGCCGTCGTTGATCCACTTGTCGAGGTCGCCGCGATCGTCTGCTGCGGCGATGAATCGGTCGAATCGTTCTGCGGCCTTGCCGATTCCGTCGGCGAGTCGGGGCAGTGAAGACGTTCCGCCAGCGGTGAGCGTGCCCAGCCCGTGCACGATGGGATCGATAGCCTTGGTGAATCGCGATTGTGCGTTGGCGGTGTCGCCGAGGATGCGATCGAGCAGTCCGCGTGAGGAGTCCGAGCCGAGCGTCTTTGTCAGCTGGCGTAGGTTCTGATTCCACGCTGTGGCGATGCCACCTAGGCCGACCTTCAGGCGGGGGATCGCCGTGTCGGCCAACGTGTTCATCTCCGCAGACATGCCGTCGAACATGTTCTGCGCCACGAGGTTTTGCAGTTCCTTGAATGGTCCCTTGATCAGGGCAAACGTTGACTTGGTGACTTCCTGTGCTGCCGGGGCCAGACTCTCCAGGGCCTTGGCGGCCGCCGCGATGTCTTTGGCCTTACCGGTCGTCTCGGCCTTGTCCATCAGCTTGAGCGTTTCGCCCATGCCCTTGAAGCCAATGGCCGCCGTGCCGACCGACGATGCGACCCCGGCGAAGATGGCGGGGAGCCCGATCGCTACCTGCGCGAGTTCTTGGGCGGCGCCCGTCGCGGTAGCCAGGCCCGTCGCTAGGGCCGGCAGGCTGCCGAGGGCGAGCGCACCCGCATTCCATTTGAGGGCAGATAGTTTCGCACCCGCCGAGGTCAACCCCTCGATGCCTCGCGTTGCCCTTCTGATCGAGGCGTGATCGATGTTGACGCGCAAGTCGATCGCGTCGGCTTCCTCCCTGGCGCGAAACCGGGCCAGGTCGGCTGTCGCCTGCGCGAGGTTCGGGTGAACATCGACGCCGATCTTGGAGCGCCGCTCCTCTTGCTCGCGCCACCGGGCTAGATCGGCTTGTGCTTGAGCAAGGTTGGGGGTGACCTCGACGGCGAGTTTGGCGTCGATCTTCTTGAGATCGGCATCCAGCTCGCGACGGAAGTCGCGGACGCTGGGCCGCACGTTGATCGAGGCATCACCAGCCGGGTAAACGGTCACCACACCTCCCATTCGTCGGACTGCATGCGCTCCCAGCTGGCGTGTGCCTCGGCGATCGTCTCGTCGAGATCTGCACGCACTAGCTCGGATTCGCGTTCGTTGATCAAGTCGCCCACCATCTCGGGGCGGGGCATGAAACTCAGATCGCGCGCAGTGGCGCCACCGGATTGCCCACGGTTTGCGATCAGCTGATCGCACAGGTTGCGCAGCTCGCGCACGATCGGGGTGTACCCGTAATGCGGCTCGCTGGTTGACTGTTCGCGTAGCTCGCGGATCTGGTCGGCGTCCATTTCCTCGACGCGTCGGCGCAGCTGCGGATCGGTGGCCGCTTTCTCCCAGCACCGGGTTCCCAGTTCCTGACACATCGAGTCGAAGTGCTCCAGGAACTGGGTCCAGGTGCGGCCGGGGAGACCTAAGAAGTAGTCAAGTGCGTTGATTCCCAACACATTCTGGAAATCCCACTGAATCGCGAGCCAGTGCGCCTCGACTACGGCGACTACTCGGCCGGTGCGCTCGCGTCTTTTCCCGCGTCAGTCTCCGATTCGGTGCCGTCGACCATGTTGTAGTCGCGCACCTCGGCGAGGAACTTGTCCCACGCGGCGGCGTTGTCGGCGAACAGCGCCTTGCACGCGTCGTACTGCTCGCCCAACAGCGCCCGTTCTACCTTTTCGGCGTAGTCGACTGTCTCGGGCATCCGCCCTTGCTCGTTGATAATTTTGCCGTCCAAGACACGTTGCACCAGCAACAGGTAGGTGTTCTTGCGCCACTCATCACGGGCATCGATCCCCATGCGCGGGATCTTGATGTCTGCGGTCAGAACGTAGGGCGCTTCGCCCACTTCTGCCATGATCTCGTAGAACCGGCCAACTTTGGCTCGTGTTGTCATTTGCTTCCCTCTTGGGTTGTGGTGGGTGGGACATGGAAAACCCCTGGCGCCCACGGGGGATGGGCGCCAGGGGTTGACCGGGGTGCTGCTAGGCGACGACGGTGACGGTCACCGTGTCGGACTTGCCGCTGAACGATGCGGTGATGTCGGAGGTGCCGACGGCGACCGGGGTGATCTTGCCGGTCGCCGAGACGGCCGCCTTAGCGGTAGCCGACGAGACGTACGTCGCCGCCGCCGTGCGGTTGGCTCCGTTGTTGTCGTGGACGGCCAGCTGTGCGGTATCTCCGGCCGCCAGAGACAGCGTCAGGGCGCTCGTCGGCGGCGTGATGTCGATCCACTCCACCGGCGGCGGGGCGAACCCGGTGTCCGTGACGGCCGACAGCGCCTTGAACCCCTCGCCGAAGATGAAGAATTCGCCCAGGTTCTCCAGATCCTCATCGTCGGCGATCGTCTTGAGCGTGGGGTGCCACAGAAGGGTGTTCTTCTGGTCCCACTTCTGGTTGTCGACGCCTGACACCTGCACCATGTTCAGCACATAGCCGAAGTAGATCGGCTTGGCCTGGTAGCTGTCCTTGCCCAAGATGATCGCGCGGTAGTCCTGATTCTCGGGAACCGTGGCGATCGGTGCGTGAATACCACCCGTGGCCGCCGTCGGCGTCACGTTCGAGTAGTCGGCACTGAACTGCAATTCCAATGCCTGACGGCCAGTCTGACGCATCTCGAAATCGAATTCGATCGACTGCCGATCGATGATGATTCGAGTCGGCAAACCCTCACCGGCCGAATCGATGTCATTCGATGAGATGTCGAACTTGACACCGATACTGGTGTCCTTGGCCAGGTACCCAACGCCGGCGATGCCCGTGGGGATCAGCGGCTTGTTGTCGGGGCCCTCGATGTTGCGCGTGAACGATGCGACGCGATCGGCGCGGCCGACCAAAACGGCCATGTCGAGTGGGGCGAGCTGCAATGCCTTCTTGGCGCCCTTGAATGCCTTGATGGATGCGGGGAGAACGGGAGTTGTCATGACTGCCAATTCCTTTCATGAATCAGAGGCCGAGATAGCCGCTGTAGTCTGGGGTTTCCAGTGGATTTGCGAAGGTAAATAGATACGTCGCGGGGATGATCCGCTCGTCGTACTCCATCCCCGGGACTTCCTCGGGGCCAGCGATTTCCACCACTTCGGTGATCGTGGCGACGCTGCCGTTGTCGAGTTCGACCTCGATCTCGTCGTCTTCGATGCTGGTATTGATGTCCCGCACGAACCCCGACAGGATCAGGGAATCAGCACGAGAGTCAGTGATAGCGGCGATCTGCATGGCCGCCTGGTCGTGACGCACAGTCACCGCCGCACCACCTGCGCGGGCCACGAACAGGATTCGGCCCGTCCAGCCGGTGCCGGCTTCGTCGTCGGGCAACTGATTGACCACCTGCACGGCCCCGCCGACCCCGGTCGGGAACAGCGGGCGGTACAGCGCCAGTACGGCGTCTTCGGCCGAGGGCCAACTGGGCACGTACCAGTCGGGTAGCCAGGGAATCGCCATCATGAGTTCCTCAGTGATCGCAACACTTGCTTGAGATCCTTTGCAGCTCTTGCTTTGCGTTTGCGCACTGCGCGGCGGCGAGCCGGGAAGCGCTCGACGTACTGGCCAGACTCGGTGCTGCGGGCAGCCTCGTGGCCGAACTCGTGCGAAGCGCCGTATTTGAGGCCTTCGCCGACGATGAGCTGACCGACCCAGCGGTCATTCTTGTAGCCGCCGATCGACAGCTTGACGCGTGCCGAAGCGGCCAGGCGCCGTGATCGCTTGGCCACGATCGCCCGATAACGCACCTTGGCGTATTCGGTCTTGAGTCGCACAATGCGGGCCATCTTGGGGGACTTGAGAATCGCGGTCAGCGCCGGATTCGGCTTGGGGATATGGATGTCATCCATGAGGGGCGCTCACCGTCCGTACGCGGTGCTTCTTGACGCCGAGGTTGTGCCCGCTCAAGGGGTGGTCGACATCGCCCAGTGGCGGCGAGATCACTGAGTAGACCTCACCGTTGGTGCGCTCGATGCGGTCGCCCTGGCGTACGTCTTCGCCTCGCGGGCAGAACCAATTACGCTCGATGACAGTGCGCCGGCCGCGCTGGTCGTCGTTGATAACGATGCTCTGCGCGCGCCCGAACGCTGTGCGCTTGATTGGCACCGGCCCCGATGCGCTGTCAGCATCGCCGGTGCGAACCACGCGAGTGCGCTGCACGGTCTCGCCGTAGCGGACCCGAATCAGAGGACCCACGGTGCCCCTCGAACCGTCCCAAGGGCCTGGTTGTCATAGGGGTTGTTGGGAACCGTGCCGGTACCGCGTTTGATGGCGAACGCCCGCGGCCCCGAGGACGGCTCCGGTGCCAGCAGCGAGCGCGCCCACTCATCGAGCGCCAGTCCGCCGAAACGCTGACCCTTGCCGAGCGTCTTAGTTACCGAAATGTCCTCCATGGACTCGGTGACCTGAGTGACCCCGCCGACGGCGTTCTCGATCATCTTGTTCGAGACCAGCTCCAGCGATACCAGCTTGGGCAACTCGGGATCGATCGCAGGATCGCGTGAGTCGATATCGGTGTACTCGGTGCGGATCAGCAGCGCCGCGAACCCCAGCAGCATCGTGGCCGTCGCGTGCCACGCGGGCTCGACATCCTCGACTTGCATATACGTGGCCAGCTGGGCCGACGACGCATAGGGCTGCGGGGGATTCGCGGGCGCTGTCATGGCTAGGCGACCGCCAGGCCCCGGTAGACGCCGTGAGCGCGCTCGGACCCGTACTTGAGGCCGATCTCGCCGTAGACCTGCGTCTTGTCCGTCGAGCCGGTCTTGGCCAGCGCCTCCTCGAACAGAACACCCTTGTTCGGGATGTTCAGGAACACCGGGTCAATCTGCTCGACCGACAGCGCCACGATCGCATCCTTGGGCAGGGCGCGCTCGACGGCGATGTACAGCTGACCGAAGTCGGTCGTGATGGCATCCACCGCAACACCGCCGACGGTGTGACCCGCCGAGGTTCCCAGGGCGCCGTTGACGTTCGACCCGTATGCGGTCGCGTACGCCTTGGTGATCCGGGTCTTCTGAATCGACGGCACGAACAGCACGCGGCTATCGCCCTGTGTCAGGCCGCCGTTGTCGAAGATGCCCTGCACGAACGCGTTGATCCGATCCACGCTCACGCCGGTCGTCGCGGCGGCCGATCCGGACACCTGCACGTACTTGACGTTCGCGGTGCCCAAGGTGATCGCGGTGCCGCCAGCGGTGGCCGCGACCTTGAACGTGCCTGCCGCTGCGTTGACCACGTAGTACGACTCATCCAGACGGATGCCGGTCGCAGCACCGGTGTCGGTGAACACCACCTGATCGCCGTTGGCCAGACCGTTCGCGGCGGCCGTCACGGTGTCGGTCGCCGTGGTGGCGGTGACCTCGGGCGAGGCAAAGCTCTTGTTGGTGTTGATCACCGACAGCAGACCGCCCATCTGTCGGGCGGTGGTGTTGTCGGTAGGCACGTTCTTCTTGGCGTGCCAGAACGCGTAGTTGGCGTCCCGGGCGATCTGCTTGAGCGCCTGCGCGATCTGCCAGGTGTGCTCATTGCCGACCGGGTTGCCGAATCCCAGACCGTCCGTCGAGTTGAACGGTGCGGACTGTGTGGTGGCCAGCTGCGCGGCCGTGGCCTGCTTGGTGTAGCTGGTGCCCACGGTCTCATGGAAGATCTGCACGACGTTCTTGACGTTCGCACGGACCCGCGCCTCGGGGTTGGGTGCGTCGTCGCCTTCCTTGCGGGGGCGCACTTCGGGCTTGCGCAGGTCGTAGGTTTGCCACTCGAATTCGGTGGCACCGGTCTGCTTACCGCCGCCCAGGCCGCCGGCCATGGACAGCAGCGGAGTGTCGATCGGAGTCTGCGCGAACAGCTCGCCGTGGTAGTTGGGCTCGTTGAATGTGGTTCCGATACCGGTGATTCCGGCCATGATGGTCTCCTATCTACTTGGTGTAGTGCTTCTGTTGCTTGAGGGCGATGGATGCCATGACATCGCCGCGTTCCTCGGCGGCCTTGATCTGCGCATCCAACGGGACAGCCCCGCCTCCGTGCCCTTGCGCCGGATTGGGCTTGCGGCCCGGTGTGGGCGCCGTAGCGACCAGATACGGGTCGGTCTGTGCGAGTGCGTCGAGCTTCGACGCAATGGCGGCCTCATCGATTTCTCCTGCCTCGGTGAGGCATTCGGACAGATCGATAAGTTTCGCCGCTGTCTTGGGGTTGACGAACGCGCTGCCCGCGCGATTCTCGTCACGGTTCGATGCCAGCGCCTCGGCCTTGGCCTGCAATGCCGCCGAACGGGCATCTTGGACCGACTTCTCGATCGCGGCGAGCCGGTCGGCAAGCTTCTGGTTGTCCTCCCGAGCGGTTGCCAACTCGCCCTGCTCTTGGCGGCGCTGCTCGTCGGCGGCCTGCAAGAGTGGCTGCGCTTCGGCGAGTTGGGCCTTGAGTGAATCGATTTCGCCACGCTGGGAAGCGATGGTGCCCTTGCTGGTGTCCTCGCTGGCGCGCAGGTTCGTGATCAAGTCCCACGCCTTCTTAGGGTCGAAGTCGGCGGGGTTGTCTCCCCACGGTGGTGTGGGCACCGGTGCTGGGGCCACTGGCGTCGCGGGTGCTTCCGGCTGGGCTCCGGGCATGTTGTTCGGGGTCGGTGCATCGGGCATGGGAACGTCAGCCTCCTTGGGCTTTCGGGGGGTTCGGCACTTGCCGGGTTGGTACGGCCTCAAGCGATGCCGTAGATCTGGCGCATGGCCGCCAGAACGTCTTTTGTCTTGCCGGTGCCCGCATTTGCGGACGCTTTTGCGTACATCTCGTAGTAGCCGGTGCGGTCAAACGGCAATTCCTCGGCGCCCCATACCGGGACGGCGATGCACTGGCAATGGTCGTGGTAGCGATCCCCGACCCGCCGGGTGCCGCGCTCGGCGCCCCGGGGGCCGCCGACGACGAACTCGGCCGACTGCGCGGTCTTGTATGCGCGCCAATCGGCGTTGCGGGTGGCCAGCATGACGCAGAAGGCGCACGGCTTGAGGTTGGTGGGCATCCGCACGTAGTGCGTCGGATCTCCCCGGGGTGCAGCCGGTTTCGTCGGTGCGTGGGTGTACTTGGCGCCGTCCTCGGCTGAGGTCATCGCAACGGTTTCGCGCCCGCCCGAGGCGACCATGCGCTGAATCGAGTTCGACAGCCGCGCCGTCACGATGTTCTCGACGGCATGGGCGCCGGTGATGTCGATGGACTCTCGGGGGCCGAGGTCGGTGGTATCCGATGACGATTCGGCCGCCAGACTGACCGCTTTCGCGGAGATCTTGAACGCGCTGGCCACCTTGGCGTCAATCCACTCCGATGCCGGATCCGGCGCCATCACCCTGGGGGATCGGCCGTCGATTCCCGCGCGGCGGCGCATGTCCGCGTACATCTGCAACGCAAGCGTCGATGACGAGCGTCGGTATGCGGTGACGATGCCCCGATAGATCGTGGTCACAGCCGCCGCGACGCCAGTGCCCGACCAGCTGATACCGGCGAGTTGGGCGCCGAGCTGCGCGGTTGCTTGCGCGGTCAACAGCTCGCCGGCGGCCTGCCAGACCTTGAGGTCAGGCGTCGTTGCCATTGGCCGGCGCCTCGGACTGCTGCTCGCCCTGGCCCAGATCGATCTGCTGGGCGCGCTCACGCACGCGATCGACCAGCGCCTCGATGAGCGCGCGCCCGTCGAATTCGCGCCATTCCTCGGCGATGTTCTGGCGCTGGATCGCGCTGTAGGCGAGCTTGGCCAGGCCGGTCTCCGAGCGCTCCGGGATCAGCTTGGCGGCAATCTGCTTGGTCACGGCATCTGAGTCGGCGGCCGGCGTCGGGATACCGGTGGGGCCCCAATCGGCCTCGGCGCGCTTGAGTTCGTCGCGGCGCTCACCGCGCACAAGGTAGGTCCACTTGGCGACGTTCACCCACGCGTTGCCGTAGCCCTGCGTCTTGCGATCGGTGCGGCGCTTGAGCCGGAAGTCGGATTTGGTGATCGAGTCACCAGAGACCGGGTTGCCGGTGCTGATGATGCCCATGCTCTGCGGGTCCAGGCCGGTGTACCCCGACATCAGCCGCGCCTCGCCGTCGATGATCTTGAGTAGGCCCTCGGGGGATTGGCCCTGAATGACCTTGACCTCGGGGACATTTCCGTCTTCGTCAGGCTCGATCGCCGGCATGATGTCGGCGTAGGACTCCCACACCGTCTTGTAGTTGCCCTGGCCGTCCTGAAATGCCTTCTCAGTGGCGCCGAGAAGCATGATCTTCTGAATGATGTGGAACTCGCGCATCACTTCGAGTTCAACCCATGTGCGGGCCGCCCGGTTCATGCAGTTGCGCCACGCCGGGGCAATTTCCGATATACCCCAACGGTTCCCAGTGGTGGGGCGGTTCGGGAATGCCACCACCGGGCACCCGAACTCGGCAGTATCGGGATGCTCGTCGCGGTCGATGACTTTCCACGTGCCAGCGGTGGACACCATGTGTGTGGTCACCTCAGGCAAGTAGATCGTGCCCCGCATGCTCGCGTAGTGCTCGCTGGCCGGATCAGCGTCGATGTAGGTCTGGTACGCGCACGTCGTGATTCCGGTGGCGCGATCGACGTGCGCCGTCATGTTCAAGGGCGATTCTCCGGTGATGATTGCCCCGTCGGCGCCGTTTCCGATGAGGGCGTAGCCGTTGCCGCATACCTGCGAATCCTCATGCACCATAGGTGATTCTGCGTCAATGTTGTTGGCCTGGAAGATCTCTTGTAGCTCGTCGTCGACCTCGGATTTGCCCTTGAGGAGTACCCCTTGCAGCAGTAGACGGTCGACCACCGCATCAACACCCGAACCACCCCACCCGACGATCGCGCGCAGGGACTCCAGCTCGGGCGGTACCGAAATACCCAGCGAGGGAACAAGTTGCGTGCCCTCGTAGTACTGCCGTGACTCCAGGTACTCCGGGCGCCGGCTGAACAGCACCGAGGCTAGACGCCAGGCGATGTTTTGCTCGCGGCTGGTCAGATCCGGGCTGACCGGGGAGAGCACCGGGGCGGGGAGATGCGGAAGCGTCACACGGCCCTCCTAACGTCTGCTCAGCATGCGACCGCGACCAGGGGCGTACTTGCCCTTGCTCGGCTTGCCGATGATCTGCTTGTACATGAGCCGCGCACCGACAGCGGCCACGGCGGCGTCAATCTTCTTGGCGGACTCGCGATGTTCTTTCATGAGCGAGATGCCGTACTTGCTCGGTGCTCGCTTGGCTTGGATGACGTGCTGGCGTAGCAGGCCGTTGCGGTCGTGTGTGAGCTTGCCTTCGTTGACTTCCGTGACGAACCGTTCAGCCTCGGCGACGAACAGCTGCGTGTGGATCGGGTTGCGCATGTCCCAGATGATCGGATGCGCATAGGGCCCGGTCTTGACCGCCGGCAGCACGGTCAGGGTGGTGCCGAACAGCAGTCGCCATTCCTCGATGTAGGTGTCCCAGTACCGCTCGCCAGTCTCGTCATCGCGCGCCCCCGATGGGTCACACCAGAACGCGATGATTTTCCAGCGGTCCTTGGCTTCTCGGACGCGATGGTCGACGGCATCGCGATCCACCAGCCAGACCGGATCGCCCGGCTTCGGCCGCTCACGTGATGGACGCGCCCAGATACCGATCGTGAACACGTGTCCGTCTGAGAGCCGGCAGCCCATGAGCGCGGTGGCGTCGTCGGACTTGGAGCAGTCGAGAAACATCGCGATCCGCTCACGGTCGGCGACGAACCTATCGCCCTTGCACGCGTCCCACTTCTCGCGCTCAATCCAGTCGTCATCGGCTGACTTGATCTGGTTGAACCACTTTCGGCGTGACTCGCTCGGTGGCGTCGACTTCTTGAGCGCCGAGGTGAGGATCGTCTCGGGGTCTAGCCAGATCGAGTCGCCGCGTACGACCTCGATCACTTCGGGGATGGCCTCGGCGGTCAGCGGCGCGTTGGCCGGCGCCTCCAGTGAGTCGTAGAGGTGGCCGACCTTGGCGAACTGCTCGCGCTCCTCGTCGTCGTCGTCATCGAGGTCGGTGCGGTCGAGGGTGGCCTCCCAGCCCTCACGCTCGACCTGCGCCACCGATCCGTCGTTGGGCCGGTAGGCATTGCAGATGTCGAGCATGCGGCCCTGAGCGATCTTGGTGCGGTTACCGTCAGCGGCGCCGGCCAGATCGTGCCCGTGGTTCGAGCTGTTCCAGTTCTGCGTTTCGTTGCGGATGATCGTGTCGGTCTGCTTGCCCTCGATCGCCAGATAGTTCGAGGTGACGCCTTGGATCAACCGGGTTTGTCGCATCCCTTGGCACGTGACCGCGCTCATGCTGATGCCGTAGTACTTCATGCATTCGTCGGTGAGCATTCGGCGAACCATGCCGAGGGTGTTCTTAGTCTGATCCTCGGTGACGGCGAGCACCTGAACCCACGCGTTCGGATTCTCGCGGCCGACCGGCTGATCGTCAGGGCCCCAGTGGTCGAAAATGCAGGGTGCGAACGCCGAAGGCAGCGCGACCCCGCCGGCGGCGAGCGGATCCTTGCCGTGGCCTTTGAGTCGCTGCCACGTCTGCGTCATATGCGCCACGCGCCCCTCGGGTGTCAGCGACCACCACCAAAGCAGCATGCGGGACTGCTCCATGGTCCACTGCCATTGCTGGCCGGTGCCGTCCTTAAGCCAATACCCGGTCCAGCCGAGCATTTCCCAGCCGAGCGAGTGCTCGGGGAGATTCCAGCCGCGCTCCTCGGTCCAGTCCCACGACGGGCCGATGCGGATCGGCTCGAACCGGCCGTACTTCGGCGGTGCCGCACGCGGGACGTGATGGCGATACCACGCAACGATGTCCGAGTAGTCGTGCTTGCGGATCAGCGCCGGGGCGCCGATAGACGCCATCTAGCTCGCCGGGGCCTGCGGCGGGACGAACCAACGCGAATTGGCGGCATTGCGCTGCTGCTCACCGCGCACCGGGCCATCGCCTGCGTTGCCGCTCGGCTCGCCGGCCAGGTCGGGCAACTTGAGCTTGGCGAGCATCTGCGTCAGCGTGGCGCGGTGCTGCCGAATCTCCGAGATCAGCGGGTTGCTCACCTGCTGGCCCATCGAGCCGGCCACCGTGAACCTGCCGGCGCGCAGCTGCTTGCGCAGCTCGCGATTCAGCTCGTCGATGAGGTCCGCCTGGTGGCACGCGTCCTCAAGAATCCGCAACTCATCCGGGCGCAGAACGTAGTGCTTGGCGTGGATGCTGGTCCACAGTTCCTTGCCGCCCTTGCGCAGTCCGGTCGGTACTTTCGGGATGTCGGGTGTGGTCATCTCGGTCTGCCTCCTTGTGCAGATCGATGCCCGCCGCCTTCGGTCGGGCAGAGACTTGGTGCGCTAGTTCGCGCGAGCGATGGCGGCGTTAGCCCAGAACATCGCCTCTTCGAGCTTGGTCAGCGCGAGCGCCTTCTCGCGCCCTGGGGGTAGATCGCGGTCGAGCTTGTGCGCCAGCTCTTTGCACGCGGCGCGGACACTGCCGTGCTCGGCACGCTTCTCCTCGGTCGTGGCGGCGTGGAACGCGAACCGGTGATCGATGTCAGCGCTCGAATTCGGGTTGTGAAAGGTCATTGCCGTGCTCCTTTGCGATTTGCGGTGTCGAAAAATCCGGAACTTCGCGCACGCAGTCGGGTGCGTGCTAAAGCGTTCCGGCGATGCATAGGGGGTAGCCGGGTTATCCCCCCACCCCTACTACCAGGGCATATGTGGAGTAGGGCAGTAGCTACTGCTCGGTATGCCTGGTGATCAGGCCCGGATGACGCTCAGGCGGGCGACACTTGGGTCTGCTAGCTCGTGCTTGCGCTCTGGCATCACTCGCGTCGCGGTTGCTCTTGGGCTTGTGGCAGGGCTCGCACAACAGCTGCGCGTTACGCCAGTGCGTGGCACCACCACGCCAGTGGGCCACGATGTGATCGCAGAACAGGTACACGCCGGTGCGGCCACAGCCGTCGGTCTCGGGCTTGCCATCGCCTCGCGCTCCGCACCGGTGAGACAGCCGCCGTAGCGCGTCGGTCCGCATGCGCTGCTCAGCTACCCGGGGAGGTCGGGGTGTCCGTCGGTCAGACCAGACCATCGCATTCACCCCCAGATATAACGAAACCCCAGCTAGGCCGGGGTTTTTCGGGTAGCACAATAGATGGCAACTATGATTCTAGCTGGTCAGCGGGGGTGCGGGCATATTGACTTAGCCTCGCGTGGCGGTTAGTTCCGGTACGACCAGCGTTTGTAGCTGTCCAGGCGTACGTCGGCTATCGAGGGGTTGCCGCGACGGTCGGTGACATCGCCGTGGGTAAGGCACTGTAGGCGTCCGTGTTCGTCTTTGATGATCGAGTGGCAGCAGCACGGCGGATCTGCCTTCTTGCGTGGGTGTTCGATCTTGGAGACGAACGCTCCGTTGCCGTTGCGCGGCGGCTCCGGCATGCAAGCAAGGTCGGCGTCTGCGGGCAATGGTTCGGGATCGAGGGCCAGGCATGACGGGCAGATCGGCGCGGGGTGGTTGACGAGCGTGGGCGAACCGTCTTCGTCACGCGGACCGACAAATGCTTGAGTATGTCCGAGGACATGCCCCGCGCTCGTCCAAATCTGGCAGGAGCGCAGCTGATACACGCATTTGCGCCACTGCACGGTCTCAGTAGTCATGTGCCCTCCGGCTTCTTTTACGACTGCTCTTTCCACCATAGGTGTTGGGCCTGACTGAAACTGAATACACGCGGATCGCGGTACTGGATGTAGTGCGGCACCACCCGTCCTTGGTGCAGCCAGCCTCGGATGTGCAGCTGGCGTTTCTTGATCCAGCGCCGAAGGTGATTCTTGGACGGCACCGGCTTGGGGTTGCCGTCCTCATCGAGGCCACCTTCGACAGCGCGTAATGCTTCGAGCAGCTTGGGTTCGGGCATCAGGTCGCGGTCTACCGATGTGCGTAGCCGGTTCTTGGGCGCGTCGATCTTGGCCTTGCATGTGGGGCATTCGACGAACTGTTCGTCGCCTTGGGTGTAGAGCATGTGTCCGCAGGTGATCTGCTGGCCGCGCCGGTCGTGCCCCTTGATCGTGGGGCACGGGCCGGCGAAGTGGCGTTCTTGACGATTGACGGCACGCACGATGGATTCGCACAGTTCGGCCATGTCCAGTGCGCATTCTTCGGCGCCAGGGGTGAGCGCGATGGCGTGCACATGCTCGGCGAGCCAGTCGCACATGTCGGCCAGTGTCGGCCGGTAGCGGCGAGGCAGTCGTCGCCAGCGTGCGTCGGGCAGGGGTCCGATGAAGTCGAGCGGCACCACGCGCACGGGCTCGAATGTGATACCGCGGTGCTCGCAGATGGCGCGCACCCATGTGGTGATTGTTCCGCGTGCCCGATGGGCGATTTCCGATGCGTTGGCGTTGAACGGCAATGGTTCGTCACTGGCCTTACCGATGATGGGGCTGGCGAGCTTGTCTTGGCGGGTCACGGTCTCGTCGAGACGCTCGATCAGCCAGGCCAGTTGGGTGGTGTGCTCACGCAGCGCGTCCACGCATTTCGGGCACAGAAACAGCTGTGCGGGCTGGGAGCACTTGCGGCAGTTGGTCAACGCATCAGCTCCTCGGTCAGTTCGTGAACAGCTTGGGCGATTACGCGTTCGTCGAGCGATCCCGGGAAGCACAACAGTTGGGTGAATTGCCCTGGTAGCTTGCGCATCTCGTCGGCCCAGTCGATCGCGTCGAGGTCTACGTCTTTGTAGAACGTGCTGAACCACGGAGTTGGGTCGAATGGATCGTCGGGGAGCGTCAGGAATGGATTCGGTGGCCATCTCAGCATGTCGTGCAATGTCAATTCGGCCATGCCGCTGCTCCCAATCCGATGTAGTGACGTTCCTTGACCGTGAACGGCATCGCCTCCCCGAGGTGGAACGCACCCATGAGCGCGAGCACCGCGGCGTCAGCGATGTCGTGGTTGAGTACCTTGACTCGGGGCCCGAACCACTCGCGAACGTTGGCCAGCACCTCGCCTTTCTCGGCCCGTCCGCTGCCGGTGGCCCACTTGGCGCGGGTCTGCGGGGGAACTACCGCGACGGGAACCGTTTTGGCGTCCAGGGCGCCGTACAGGCCGTGCCATAGCCCGCTGCGGTCGAACGTCGAGGGTAGGAACTGGCCGTAGGCGGGCCCCTCGATGACGGCGAGATCTGGCCGGCCGTCGCGTAGTGCCCACTCGATCACTGCTCGGCACACGGCGCGCACGCGCCGGCTGCGGGTGGCGTACGAATCGCCGTCGTGACCGCCGTAGCCGATCGAGTGCAGCGCGACCGGAACGCCGTCGCGTAGCACGGCGAGTCCGGTGCTGACGAGGCTCGGGTCGATGCCAAGGACGATGGTCACTCTTCAACCCGCTCGTAGGTCTGCTCGAAAATGTCTGGCTTGCAGGGGTAGAACTCGCCCGCCACGCCTCGGATGATCCAGTCGTCAGGACTGGCGAGCATCCGGCCTTCAAGAGTGTCTATGACGAGATAGGCGCCATCAGTCTCGCCTTGATCCCATTCCCCCGGTGCGTAGTACCTTGCCGTGCCGCCGAGACTGAGTATCCAGTCGATGGCGGCAGTTGCACCCTCGGCGGTGCCGTCCCACCGCATGGCCTCGATCTCGACGGGTTTCTTACGGAATCGCTGCGGCCCGCTCATAGATTGGCCGCCCGTCCCTGCAGCGCTGTGCCGACGGCTCGTGCCGCTGCGAGCCGCTGGACGGCCAGCGCGAGCGCTTGCGCGAGGTCGTCGTGGGGTAGTTCCTTGAGTCCGAACACCAGCGTTGCGTGCGAGGTGGTGGGGTCTTCGGCGACCTCGATCATCTTGTCGAGGATTTGTTGCGGGTGGGTGGTCATCGGTTGTGTCCTTTCGGTTCCGGTTGAAACGGGCAATGTTCCGGGCATCCCGGCCGTACGCATCCGTCGCACAAGCGACCGGCAAGGCTGGGCGGTGGCGCGTCGTCGCGGGTCGGGCCCGCTGCCCACCACGGCGTTTCGGCGCTCATCGCGTGCCCACCTTGGCGCCGCGGTTCCAGCACGGCGCGATCTGGTCGCGGCCGTCAGGCGTCTTGCACCAGCTGCCCGGTTCGACGTGGCAGTGCTCGCACGGGTAGTCGATCTTGTCGGCGTAGGCGGCGACCACGGGCCCGCGGGAGGCGTTTGGGCGGGGTGGCCTCGGCTTGTACTGGCGCGGGTGTTCGCTCATCGGTTCCACCACCAGCGGCCGGTCATCAGGCGCTCCAGGGTCATGCCGAGTCCCAGTCCCCAGGTGACAGAGGTGGTGAACATCATGAACGAGAGCCCAGCTATCTCCCAGGCTGACAGTGGGGCATTGCATTGGCTCATTTGATGACTCCAAACGTGCTGGCGAATTGGGTGATCTCACGGCGGTGGTCGACGAGCGCCGGCCGCGCGTCGAGCCGGTCCTCGCGCGCTTCGCGCTGCTCACTGGACTCGCGTTCGGTGCGCTCGCGCCGGATGGCCCGGGCGGCGTCGGTGATGTCCTTGGGCAGCGGCCGATAGCCCGATCCGTGCTCGCTGTAGACCTTCGTGACGGCCTTGGTCAGGTCGTCGAGATCGAGCCCGTACAGCTCGAATTGCTCAGCCCATGCGAGGCAGGTTTCCTTGGTCGGGGCGGTCAGGTACGGGTCGTATGCGGCGCATTTGGTGAGCACCAGCGCGGCGATCTGGGGGTAGTTCCGGGTGGTCATCATGCCTCCAATGCGGGTTGTTCTGGCTGGTTGGCGAATTCGCGTGCGAGGTCGAGGCCGATGCCGACCTTGCGCGCAGCGGGCGGCGCCTGGGCGTGCTCGGACGTGTTGCGGTTGGGCTGATTTCGGCCGTTGATCAGCTCGGATACCAAGCTGGGCAGGGTCTTTGGGTGCAGCGCCTTGGTGGTCCAGAGTTCGAGTGCTTGGGCCACCAGCGCCTCGGGTTGACCGGCTTTGAGCAGGGCGGATGTCTGCAAGCGCAGTTCGGTCAGGGTGGCCGGCGGGTGTTCGGACGGGATGATCTGGGAGACCAGGCGATTGGCCAGCGGCGTGACGGGTGCGCTGCGCGGCTCGCGCTCGGTCGAGTCGGGACTAACGCTCTTAGGTTCCCCAGAGTTCTTTGGGTATTGGGTATTGGGTATATACCCGGGACTCTCGCGGGAGTCCCCTCGGGTGTCCCCGGTATTGTCCCCCCGTTTGTCCCCGGGGGACACGCGGGGAACCGAGCCGCGTTGGTTGGCCTTCTTGTCCCGCCACTTCGCGCGGTCAGCTTCGACCTTCTCGTAGCTGTCCTGGCGCCACTCGTGGAATGTGTAGCCCTTCTGCCCTTGGTATTCCGGCCGATCGCCCTCGTACTCGCCTCGGCGCCACAGTTGGGCACCGATGAGCGCCTTGGCCTTGACCGTGCCCTGAGGCTGTTGCTTGACCCACCACTCGGGCACGAATCCGTCTGTGCCGTAGGCCATCGACCAGCAGCCAGCGCGGTTCCACATGCCCCACGCTGCATCCCCGGCCATGATCGCCTTGGGGTGCGAGTGTGAGTCGTCGCTGACCTTGAAATGCGGCATTACGCCGAGACCTCCGATTCGGTTGTAGCGTTGGCGATTTCGAGCAGCACGTCGGCATGGCAAGGCTGATCGAGCGGGCACCAGCAAGCCAGATCGCGGCCACGTAGCTCGGCGCGGATCTCGTCGGGGGTCGGGACCGGCGGCTGTTCGGCCAGCGGATAGAGCACGGCGTGCCGGTACTTGGTGGCCGCGTCGGCTCGGTCCTCCGCGATGCAGTCAGGGCACGCCAGCAGCTCGGGCCCGCAACTCGGGCTGTGGATGTGTACCACCCATGGGTTGCCCCACCGAGTCGGCCGCCCGACGTAGATAGCACCCTTGGGCATCTGCCACCCCGCGGTGCGCTTGCGCTGGATGCGCTTGTGGTGTCGGCAGTCCGGGCAGCACTTCCGGTTGGGCCGCGCGGCGTCGCAGTCGGAGAGTGGAGTGTCGCACCACTTGCACGGAGTATTGGCCGGCATCACTGCACTCCCTCGAACATCGAATCCATCTGTGCCTCAAGAGCTGCCGTGCGTGCCCGCTGGCGCGTCTGCGCGTGGTGCTCCAGGTCGTAGTGCAGGTGGCACCCCTGGCACATGGCGCGCAGGTTCTCATCGCGGCAGTCCTCGGGGGTGTGGTTCAGGTGCGCCACGGTGAGCACCACGCGGCTGCCGGTGCCGTAGGCGGGCTGTCCGTTGACGTTCGTGCAGCGGTCAAGGTGAGTACCGCGCAAGGCCGCTGTGAGTGCGAGGGCGAGTGCCTGGGCGCGCTCGAAACGGATGCGGCGCGAGATCTCGGGCCAGTCCTTCGGGTAGCGGCCGCGGTTCTCGGGGCGTATGGGCATCAGGCCGCCTCCCAGTCACCAAGGGCAGCGTGTTCCACGTGTGCTTTGCATCCCCACTCGCGCAGCTGTTTTGCCGCCGCGTCCGGCTGGGCGCGTTGCATGAACCGGCGGGCAGGAGCGATGGGCACGGCGATCACAGGTTGGTCGTCGTAGCCTCGGTATCCGTTCGGGTAGTCGGGCTCGTCTCCGGGTTCGCACACAAGGCGGGTGAATCGCGGCTTGTTACCCCAGCCTGCGTTCGGCCATTCGTCTTCCAGGTACTCGGTGATATCGGGCAGCCATGGGGGCGAAGGGTCATCGCCGTCGGGGTTGTGGAAGTAGTCGACGATCTGCTCCCACCAGCGCCAGTCTTGGTCAATGAAGGGCATGCCGTCCTCGGTCGGCCACTCGTCGACAACCACGCGGTAGATGTACTTACGTGCGGCCATCACTCACCCCTTCGGCACGCTTCGCGGCTGCGGCGAATATCTCCGCAAGGGCATGCAAGTCGGCTGCGGCGAAGCTGATTCGGTCGTCCACGATCAGGTCGCCGTTGAACTCTTGCTCGATGTAGTGCGGCTGGTGAGACCAGACGGCGTTATCAGCCCCGTTGATCCCGCATGGTTCCAGCTGCTCTATCACTGCGTAGCCACGCGATTCGAGCAGCTGCGCCGCCGCGAATAGCGGATCGATTGCCATCACTCACCCCTCCTGAATTTCGTATGGCACTTCTCGCACCGGGGCCGACCGGCGCTGTGCGGCTCGGTCTTGCAGTCCACGCACAGGCCGGACTGGTATGCCTTCGTGCTCTCGGGGGTGCGGGTCATGCGCCCGCCTCCAGCCCGAATAGACCCGCCTGCACAGGCTTTTGGAGCCGCGACACGATCAACGGCAAGTAGTCGGCCTCACGTTCGATCGCAATGCACTGGCGGTCCTCCAGAACGCATGCCTCGGCCGTCGTGCCGCTGCCGGCGAACGGTTCCAGCACCACCGCGCCCACTGGGGTCACCAGCCGCACGAGCCAGCGCATCAGGTCCAGCGGCTTAACGGTCGGGTGCTGCACACCATCGGCGTTGGGACGCTCCGATGTTGGGGCCTTGGCCTCGTAGCGGAACACGGGGAAGAACCTCGAGGCTCCGCCACTGTCGCCGTAGGTCTGCACTTCCCGTTCCGGGTCGCCCTTAAATGCCCCGAATACCGAACGAGTTTTGTCCGAGGTGCGGGCGCCTGTGAACAGCCCGCTCGTCAGTACGCCCGTCTGCTGGTCGAGAGCTTCGGCCTGGCGCTCGTCGAGGACAACGTTGGTCGGCCACCGACCCAACTCTTCGGATCTGGCCACCGATGCACGACTTCGCTCGGCGTTCGCCGCCACCATGTCGGGGTCGTCCATCCAGGGCCGGTGCCAGCCGTCTTTCATCCGCTGGCCGCGCGTCGTTGAGCCGCCGCCGAGTTTGTCCCCAGTGGGTATCCGACAGGCATCGATGTTCAGCGCCCCGGTTCCGTGCTCCAGCACGTTCGCGGCCACAGTGCCCGCCAACGGTTTACGTGCGACCACGATGGGCTCGAATGACGGCTTGAGTGCGGTACCCCAGCCCCGCCATCGCTTGGCGGCGACGGTCGCCGGGGCCGTGAGAGGCAGCTCGCTATCGGTACCAAGCAGGCCGCTCATCGAACCCGACACCGCCGAGCCACCACCGTGCCGATGATGAGTGCCGACCACCTCACGCTCGGCACCCGCCGCCTTGTCGATAGCCTTGGACACGTCCAACGACTTCGGGAACCCCGAGCCGTACAGCCAGGCGATGCTGTCGCGGATCTCGAAACCCGCGTCCTCGATACCGGCCGCGAGCCGATGCCAGGTGCGCGAGCCACCGAACGCCAGCAGGTGACCGCCGGGCTTGAGGATGCGCAGGCACTCGGTGGCCCATGCCGTGCACCAGCGCTGGAAATTGAGCATTGCCGCCGGCGAGAGGTCATAGCGGCCGGCATCCATCGCTAAGCCTTCGCGCTGAGTCCTCTGCGGCGACCCATTGCGCCGCTCAGACCCGAACGCGCCCGGCTGGTCCCAGTCCTTGCCCATGAACGCGATTCCATAGGGCGGGTCGGTGATCACCGCGTCGACACTGTTGTCGGGGAACATCCGCGCTGAGCGGTAGCCGAGATTCCAGTCGTATCCGTAGTCGTCGGCGCGCAGCACGTCGAGGCAATCGCCGTGGTGCAGGGTGACCTGCTCGTCTTGGTAGTAGGGCGTGATCATGCGCCGACTCCGAACAGCTCCAGCTGCCCGACTGGCTCGTCCTCGGTGGTGAACCCGAGCGCGCGGTCGAGCAAGTCGTCGGTCCAGTCCTCACAGCGCCAGAACTCGGCCTTGGCGTCGGCTTCCTGCTGCTCGGTCGGTGGGCAAATGCGGTCGCCCATGTACGCGTACCCGCACGGTTCGCTCCCGCAGTGGCAGAATTGGTGGCGACGTAGGTTGTTGCGCTGCGCGGCGGCGGCGCACTCGCGCATCTCGGCGACAAGATCGACTGGCAGGGAGCGCGCGAACTTGTTCAGCTGCGCGGTGGTCACGGTGACGACGGGGATGCCCCTCGACACGATCTTGCCGTGTCCGCACTCAAATCCCTTGAGGTGAAACGGATATCCGTCGGTAGGCAGGCGGGTGCCGCCGTAGCAGGATTGCATCAAACGGGTGACACCTGCGGGACCGATGAGGCAGTCGCGCATTTCCCACCCGCCGACCATCCGCAATAGCCAGCGTTGATCTTCGGTGAGCATCATGCAGGTGCCTTGGCTTTCTCGCGTTCCTCGCGGGCCAGCTCATACAGCAGTGCAGATGGCTGGAAACCGTTGCGCCGTAGCTGTTCCGACATGGAGTTGTAGGTGATGCCCATTTCGCGTGCAGCCGCATGGTCGGGTACGCCGATGTACACGTATTCGGACCATTTGAGTACGAACGGTTTTCCGGTCTCGGGAGGGAGTTCGGGGTCCATCCACATCACGTAGTCGCGGGTGGATGGGGCGCAGGTTTGTTGGCCGCGAAGGATCTGGCGCAGAGTAGTGACGAGCTTTCCCGGGTGGCCGTTGGCGGCCGCGATGGCGTTGATGGTCCAGCCGATCGCCTGTAGCTTCTGCAGGTGCTCGCGCACGGGGGTGGCGTCGATGTAGCGACGGGAGATGGACGGGGCGGTCATCGCGCGGACTCCCGCTGTTCTGCGTAGATGTCGCGCAGCTTCGTGAATGCCTTGGCTGTTGCCTCGGCATCGCCGAGTGCCGAATGTGGGCAACGGTTCTCGATCTTGAGGGCGGCGAGCACGTCGGCCAGTCCCGGCAGCTCGGACGGGTCGCGCCCGAGAGCCGGGGCAGCATAGGCGGCGAGGTCGGCCAGGCGGTAGTGCCAGTGCGTGCCAACCTTGCGTGCGACCATGGCTGCGTCGAATGTCGGGTTCGATCCGGCAAAGGTGTTGCCGCTCAGGATGTCGGCGAGGTCGCTCCACGCTGTGATGGTGTCGTCGGGATTGAGCATTGCGTCATACACACCGCGTTCGAAATAGCGGTTGATGGCGAAGGCCTGGGGCTCGATCGAGACCCTGGACAGGTCGACGTACGGCACGAATTCGAGTGTTTCTCCGGTGTCGACGTTGATGGCCGCAACCTCGATCGGCGCGCACTGCGGGCCGAGGCCGGTTGTTTCCAGGTCTACGACGATGAGGTTGCGGGACATCAGGTCTCCTCTACTTGGTGGGGATGGTGGGCATGACGGGGGTGGGCCAGCACAGCAGCGCCAGGCCCTTCTCACGGGCGATGTCCAGGCACTTGGAGACCAGGACGTTGGGGTCATGTGAGACCGAGCCCGCCAGCTCGCCGTTGGCCTTGGCCTGCTCCACGGCCGTCTTCTTGGCCTGTTCGGCCACGGCTGTCGCTGCCCGTTCCTGGTTGAGCTGGTTGATCTTCTGTTCGGTGCCGTCGTCGTAGTCGATGGTCGGCACTGCCACGTCGAGGATCTCGACCTGATCGCCCACCTTGCCGGCCAGGATCACCTTCGCCTTCTCCGAGAGTTCGGGCAGCGGCGAGCGGTCGAGGTTCTGCGGCGCCAGCGGATCGAACGACGCGAACACCTCATTGAGCGCGACTTGCAGATTCCGGGTGACCAGGTTCGATCGCACGTTGTCGAACGTCTTGTACTGCACGAACAGATCAGGGGTTGCGTCCGGCTTGATCTGCCAACGCACCGAGACATCAGCATCCGCGGTGGAGCTATTGCCCAGTCGCACCTTGATCCGATGGTCACCTGTGTGCTGGTCGATCTGCACGGCGCCATCCATCTCGGTGACCTCCGTCCATGGAGCCTTGAGGTGCAGACCGTTGGTCAGCGTTGCGCCGGTTGGTCGGCTGAATGTCGTCTCGATACCGATCTGGCGAGTGCCGACCACGGTGGTCGAGGCGAACACCAGGAAGATCAGCGCGAACAGGAATGCCACACCCGCGCTGCCGAAACAGACTCGTTTGTCGTTGCCGCGCTGCATGAACAGCCCGACAATCACCGCGATCACGGCGATGACGACCAAGATCAGGAAGAACCACATGGATACTGGCATCGTTGGTCCCCTTACTTGCCGAGGTTGGCGGCGTAGACGGGCACCCCGAGTGCTTCGGACAACTCGCCGGTTACGTGCGTCCATGCATCGCGCACGAGGTGCTGATAGGGCTGTGGGAACAGTCCGAGCCCCAGTTGCCCCTGCGAGATGTTCAGGCGCAACCAGCACCGAACCTCGATGACCGGGTAGTCCTCGAATGGTCGGGCCGACAAGGTGATTTCGCGCGGTATCTCAAGTTGCCGAGTTGCGGTGCCCGCCTTGGCCGATACTTCCTCGCTGTAGGTCAGGTTCACGCTGCTGGTGGCGCGCTTGATTCCTGACTCGAATGATCCCTTGCTCGATGCTCGGATGCTGTCGATGATCTCCATGACATCGGCGGCCTGGTGCGAGGTGATCAGGTGCCCGGCCTGCTCGATCAGGTCGCCGAAATCCAGCTGAGAGTGGAACTTGCCGTCAGCGGCATTGAACAGGGTGGCCCAATCGGGGTCGGCGACGAATTGCAAGGCGAGCAAGTCATTTCGACGGGTGTAGTCCGCCGTCGCGTCCGTCCCGAGTTCGTTGTAGATCACGCTGACCTGGCCCTTGTCCCGGTTCCCCCAGACGGTCGAGAGGCCTTGGAGTAGTGGCCGGCGCGTGACCTCGGCAAGGAATGAGGCTGTGTCGGTGACGGTTCGGCGCTCAGGTGCGCGCGGCGGGAATGCGGCGGGTACCTTGCCCCGTACGTCGACCACCTCGATATGGAGGCCGTTCTCGCCGTTGGCGGTGACGAGGTACAGCGGGGCGTCGGCGTCCGGCTCGTCGATCAGATCGGCGTCGTGCTTTGGTAGCGCAATGGTGTTGTCGGACATGGGTGTTACTCCTTCGGGTGGGTTGGGTTACCTGAGGCCGTAGTGCATGCTGGCGTTGTCGCGGGATAGGCCGCCCTCGCCGTCGGCGAAGAAGATCGTCCCGGCCGGGTCCTTGGCGGGGTTGCTGGTGACATCGGGTACGAGGCTGACTGCGCCGGACTCCAGCGGCTCGACCTTGATCTTGATCGTGACGGTGCCGGTCTTCTTGCCTGTGGCCATCGCGGCCTCGACGCATTCATGCAGCGCCTTGGTTGCTTCGACCTGCGTGCGGCCCTTGTTGAGTTGGGTGAAGACGACGATGAACTCGGTGATGTCGCCGGGCGCGAGTTCGGTGCCTTCCTCTTTCTTCTCGGTGTCGTTGTCGGACATGGTTATTCATTCCCTTCTGTTGTGGTGGGTTGGTTCAGAACGTCGGTCACTACCTCTGCCTCGGCTTCGGATAGGTCGTTGATATCGGCGATTTCGCGGCCGACGACAGTGGCCAGATAGGTGAGCGTTTTGACGGTGGCCGCATCGCCGCGCAGGGAATAGCCCGCGTTGCCGAGCAGGCCACGGATGGTGCCGATGGTCTTTTTGGTGGCCAGAAACTCACCGCGCGAGTTGTATTCAGCGGGGTTGGCCTCAGGTGCTTCCTCGACCTTCTCGGGGCTTGGTGCCTGCTCGGGAGCTGGTGCCGCTTCGGTCTTCGGTTTGTCCGGGGCCTTGGCCTTGATCTCGTCGGTTGTCACTCCTGCGACCGGCGGGAACATCTCGGCTTTGTCGTAGCCGTCGCGGGTGATCGAGGTGTAGGTGATGCCCATCTGTGCGACATCGCCCGCATCCCAGGCGCCGCGCTTCTTGCCGATCTTGGTCTCCAATTGCGCCTGGGAGACGCCGATGGCGCGGAATCCGGCGATCATGTCCTCGATGCGCTTGGGCAAGGGCACGCCCTCGCCGTTCTCCAGCGTGGCCTTGCAGATGTCCTGTGCCGCTTCGGTGAACCACTTGGGCAAGATGGCGTTGATGCACTCACGGACCGCGCGAGCGCCCGCATTGTTGTTGTTGTTCGTGATGTCACCGAGGTCGGTGAGTTCTTGGCGGCGCCCCTTTGACATGCGGGCATGGGGGACGATGAAGGTGCGCGTAGAGCGGGTGTTGGTCTGCACATCCCACGCCCACGCCTGAACCTCCGACTCGCCCCGGGAGTCGTCGCGGTGCAGTTCGTTGACGCCGTACTGCACGTTGCCCCAGACCCGCGCGAGTTCGCGCATGAGGTGCACCGATGCGCCGTTGCCTCGGTTCGGCACTTGGTAGAAGGCCTGTTTCGCCATCGCGGATCGATTGCACGTATCGCGCATCTCCGCTTCGGCCCGCTGCATGTCACGCGGGATCTGCTGGGCCACGATGACGGCGGATTGGACCTCGGCGACGGCGCGCGACTGTTCGACTGAGGTGGCCTGGCTGACTGCCGTACGCGGTGCGGGCGAGATGGGCTGGTAGGGGGTGACGGTCACTGATCGAGTTCTCCTTCTTGCTGGTAGGTGGCGTAACTGGGGAGCGATACCGAGTGCACGTGGTCGCCGTAGCCGGGCCAGTGGTCATCGGCGACGCATTGGGCGTACAGGTCGATGGCCTTGCGGTTGCGGCGCCGACCGAGGTCGATGTCCTCGGGCTTGAGCTCGACCACGGTGATCGGATAGGGCGCCGTCTTGGACTGCACGACGAACAGGAACGCGGCGTCATCGGCGATCTCGCACGCGGCCAGACCGTCCAGATACCACGGCGCCTGCTGGTGGTAGCCGTATTCGGCTGCGGCCCTGGCGAAGTGGCCCGGGTAGGCGCTGGAGCTGGTCTTGTAGTCGACGACGATCAGCCGTCCCCGGCCGGGGTTAGGCAGCCAGTCGGGCCGGAATCGCAGGCGCACGCCCGTCTCCCGATCGTGCCAATACCCGGACAGCTCCGGTGTCCCGTCGGTCAGTAGCGGCCCGGCGAGCGGGTGCTCGTGAACCCTGGCCGCCATCGCTTTGGCCTTGGCCACCTCGGCGATGTGCATCGGGATCTGGCCGCGCTGGCGTGCTTCCTCGGACGCTTGCTGCCACATCGCGGTGGCGGTGGGTGACTTGGCGGGGGAGCCATCCTTGTTCAGCCCGTGAACGGCCGGATCTAGCTCGCAGATATCGGCGCCTTCGCCCAGCACGAACTTGTGGGCTACGTGCCCGAAGTCGTATTGCGGCTTGGGTTCTGGCGGTTGCCGTTGCTGGTGGTGGAAGATCTCGGGCGAGGATGGCGCCAGCAGTGCACGAGCACCTGACGACGACAAGCTGGTGCGGTCGGCGTGGTAGACCTCATCAGGAATACCGCTGTATAGGCCGTCAGCGGTGGGGATTTCAGCCTGGATGATGCATTCGCTCATGCGTCAGCCTCGACCCACTCGCTGCCCTTGCGCTGGACCCAACAGCCCTGGGCATCGTCTGCACGCCAAGCTAGTTCGTTGTCCCGGATCGCAACCACTTCAACGAACGCGTTGGCCATGTGACTGCCGTCGTGGCCCGCGTCGCGGGTGCACACGTAGTTGTCGAACCGTGCGGGGCAATCGCCCAAGGCGGCCTCTGGATGTGTCTTCATGCTCTGCATGGTTGGACCTCAATTCCTTTGTGGGGGAGCGTTGTAATGCCCGCGATTTCCTCGGCGCGCCGGTCGAGCAGCTTGGTTGTCACCGTGTCTGGGTCGAAACCGATGGCAAGCGCCATCATCAGCTGTGCGGCTTTGACGGGGTGGCGCAACCACATTGAGACCAGCTCGCTATGCACCTGATGGGGGTCTGTGTCGTGGACAGCCTCGACGAGGCGGTACAGCACGCCCTTGAGGACGCGCATGTTCGTTTCGTAGCTCTCGTCAACGTCGATCGTCATAACGGTCATGAGTCACCCCGGAGGCGAGCGCGAAAGGTGTTGCTCGCTTGCAGTTCGATCGTCAGCGTGTCGCCGCCCTGAATCTCGATAGCGCCGTCGCGGATCGTGACGGCGATTTGCTGGAACGTGCTGTCGCCCCCATTGGGGTAGAAGTACACTGTCTGATACCCGTTGTCGTCGGGGATGTAGATCGGATTGTCGTAGCCCCCGTATCGGATTCGCGACTTCGCGATTTTGGCGACGTGCTCGGCGAGCCTGTGCTCGGCACGGCTGGCGCGGTATCGCTCATCGGCCAACAGCTTTCGCGCCCACTGGGGTAGCTTCTCTTCGCGCGGGTCGCGCGTGGGCTCGCTCATTCGGTCGTCCACTGCCGTCTGGCATTCGCATCACTCAGCTGATTGCGCAGACGCGTAATCACCCCGCGCAGTGCGGCATTGGAGCGGCGATAGTTTTCGATCCGCTCCGCCCGTGCCGCATAGTCGCGTTCACGCAACGTCTTCTCGGGGTGCTCCAAAGACAACACGACGTACCCCTCGGCAATGCCCGGCATAGACGCGCTGTTGAGCACGTGCGTGATGTTCCATTCGCGCCACGGGCGACCCTCGAAGACGATGCAGTCGCCCGCCTGGTAGTCCTCGTCCGCACGGCAGGGCAGGTGTGTCAACTTCCCGTCCCAAAGCAGCCAATGCCAGTGGTCGCAGATCGTGACCTTGTGCAGCGTCACCAGCCCGCCTCCAATGCGCGCAGTGCTGCACCGGACTCACCGCGGGTATCGCGGTCGGTGAAGAAGTCCACCAGCGCCAGTTCGATAGCGTCGGCGTCGGGCCCCAGATCAAACCCGGCAGACTTGGCGGTTTCGCTGAGCGCATCCATGGCGGCGCTCGTCTTGTCGATAGCCTCGTTGAGCTGCAACACATTCCGCGATGCACTGCTGTTCGCCATTAGTCCAACCCCGTCTCTGACCGCGCGTTTCGCACTAGGTCGGCGAGGATTTCCAGCTGTTGCGCGAAGCACTCTCGTTTGAAACGAGACTTGGGCAACCAGAACGTGATTGCGCTACGGTCGTCGTCGTCCGGCGTCTGGTGAATTTCCTTGGGGCTGCGAAGGAATAGCCGAACCGCTGTGTAGATGAGGCCGGTGTTAGAGATCTTCTCCTCTACCTCGGTGGTCGGCATCCCGTCTGTGTCCATCAAGACACTCGCGGGCTCGTCTCCGAGAATCAGCTCTTGGCTGTACACATTGATCCTCACGCGCTCACCCCGACCTGCGCGAATACGCCCGTGACGACGATGGCCACGAAGGCGATCAGCAGTAGCACGGCCGACCGGTCGCGGTATCGCCCGCGACGGTGCACACGAAGATCAATCCCCACTGCAACGCCGAACAGCGCCATCACTACGACGAATTGCGTGTATTGGTGGTTGGACAGGGCGGCCAGCGCGTACACGAGAGCGAGAAACGCGACGGTCCAGAATGCGTGCCGCATGATCGCGGTGCGGACACCCTCGACGCGCGCAATGGGTACTTGGATACGGTGGGACATGACCGGCCTCCTTGTAGGCTGGTTGAAGTGGCCCCGACGGTGGGTGGTTCTTTGGCGAGAGTGCCCGCCGTCGGGGTTTTCCTATTCAGTTGTGGTGAAACGGATTTCGCTATGCGAGTAGGGGCAATTGCTCGGCCCCACCCAGCCGCTTATGCAGCTCCGCTAGACCCTTGGCGGTGATCCGGATAGTGGGTGCGGGCAGCTTCATTTCGCCGGTCGGCTCATGCAGGTACGGCGAGCCGAGCTTTTCGACCAGACGGCCGGTATCGACTTGTGTCTGATAGGCCTTCCACCGGCTGGTGGATTTGTCGCGGAAGATCCACCCCTCGGCAGCCATGAATGAGAACAACCGGCCCCGACCGATGTTGATCGCAGGATCGCGCGAGAGAACCTTGGCAGCGTCGTCTACCGCGTAGTCGCCGGTCGAGTCAGCCATGTGCGACCACGCCGACGCCGGAATGGCCAACTCCTTGGCGCGCGACTCAGCCTCAACGCGAGCACGGGTCTCGGCCTCGGCGCGGTCCTCGGCATCGATCACCATCTGGGCAAGCTGGCGCTTAGAGGGCAACTCGGTGGGCTGCGCAGGGTAGCGGCTATACGTGCCCGTCTTGCGGATGGCGGGCAGAACCTCACCAGTGATCCAACGCCGGAACTTCGCCGCCTCGGGCTTGCGGCTCATGAAGATGACTTCATACATGCCAGACTCGGACACGACGCGCGCATGCTGTGCTCGGCCCATCGAGTCGATGACCTCAGTAGTGCTTAGGGCATCGACCTCGATCCGTTCGGCGACCATGGACGTATTGCTGAGTTCAAGTACCCGGCATAGGTCGGCGAGCACAAACAGTGGGTCACCCTCGGCATCGCGGACAACGCGGACGCTCTGAGTGTCGGCGTAGGTGAACAGCTCAACGGCGCTCATTCGGCACCGCCCTCGGTGCCGCGAATCCAATCCAGCACGGTGGCGGCGTCGTCGGGCGCGAGCTCAAACGTGGCCTCGATTGGGTGGCCCGGAGCCGGAGCAGCCTCGACAGCTCCGGGCCGTTCTCCTTCTACGCTGGCCGTGACAGCGGAACCAACAGAAGGAGAAGATTCATGGACTTCGGCGACCGAACCGGCGTCCCGCCCACTGCCGACGACTTCCGCGCCGCGATTGCGGGCGCGATTCCCGCCGACATGCCAGTTACCGCTCAGCTTATGGAGGACATCGCACAGTTCGTGGAGAAGCCAGTCAGTGACGAGCGAAGGCTTGCCGGGTACCTGTCCTCGATCATCAAGGCCATCGGAGATCTTGAGCGCAGACTGGCCGACGGTCAACGTCAGGGTGACACCGGCTAGCTCCAGGCGAGCGATCCGCCGCGTGCGGGTGGTCGGCAATGGCGGCGGCTCGTGGCCGAACAGCTTGCGGTAGGCGTCATCGGACCACTCTTCTGCGCTGGCGTAGCCCTCGCGCTGCCAGACCGGGCCGGGATACGGCGGGTACGTGGCGCTCACGAGGCAGCCTCAGCGAGCAGGGCCTCGATGTCCTCTTGGCGGAACCGGTGGTGACCACCAGGAAGCGTCACCGCCTTGAGTAGGCCCTTGGCCACCCACTTGCGAACGGTAGAAGGGTCCACCTGTAGTTGATCTGCGATCTGTGATGTGGTGAGTAACACCAACTTCGTCATGCGGAGAGAATTACATGGGTGATATTTGGTGTCAAGCACCAAAAGATTGTTCAATCACTCGGCGTGTCACTTCACGCACGACTTGCGCGATATTCCCGAAAAGTGTTGAGTACTCAACATGACAGTGCACACCGATTGGGTTCCGGATCTGAGCACCTTTGCTTCACGCCTCGCTGCGATCCGGCATCAGATGGGATGGAACATCAAGGAAGCGGCCTTGGCCTGCGGAATTAAGCCGCAATCATGGCGCGGGTGGGAGCTGGGGGGTCACCGTCCCCGTGAGTATCCGGAGCTGTGCCAACTAATCGCCGACCGGACGGGAGTCGATTACGTCTGGCTGATGACGGGCCAGGATCGACGGCCGATGAGCGTTCAGCTAACACGCGGGGGCAAAGAATCTGGGGGCGGCGGGAACGCTATTCTTACTCCAGAGTAA